ATTGGCTTGACGAAGTTTTTCTTTAGTTTCCTCGCTTGGTGTTTTACCATAACTTGGATTATTACTACCCGACTTTGCCTGCCTAATCTTGTCTCTTGTCTGCTCTGTAAATGATTTGCGTTTCTTCCCTAACTTTGATTCACTTTGCTTCTTACGAGTTTCCTCTGATGCTATCTTGCCTCTATTTGGACTTGGCTTGCCTCTATTAGGATGAACCTTTTTGATAGACTCGCTTTGTTTCTTACGAGTATCCTCTGATACTTTTACACCTGTCCTAGTAAACTTACCATCGCCGTTGTGTTGGTTAAAACTCATTGGATTGTGTTTAGCATCTAATGACTCCAACAAAGTAGTTTCCAGTTCAATCATCTCTTCTGGGCTACCAGTTTTAATGATTTCTCTTTTCCACTCTGTTGGATTTTGTTTTATCAGCGGTTTAATAAGTTGGCTCGAACTAATGTAGCCATCTTCAGGATGACATCCTTTAGCGGTTCTACTGCCAATATACCACTTGCCCGTAGGCAAGTGGATCCATTTATAGACGAATGATGTATGAGTGATTGTTTCCATACAAGTATTTATCACTCATTACATTATTCTGTGCCATTATTTTGTCTGTTCTCCTAAAATTTTATATCCTCGACCTGTGGGATGAATACCATCAGCACTCATATGATCTTTGGGTCTGGGAAGGATGGTATCCCCATACTCTTGTGCAATTTTTACAATAGCATCATGTGGCACTGGCTTACGATCTTTTCCCGGATCGATCCAAAATACACGATTACCTTTGATTGCTTCGCGCATTTTACGCAACTCTGCCTCTGTTTTGACGCCTTTGTGGTCATTGGCACCCAAACTGATAATCACAGTTCTCGCAGGCTGACTCGCTGATTTGGCCAAGTAATCTTTGTTCCATTGCCAACTATTCCAACCACCCCGAGCATAACTCGCACATTCGGGTCTGGCCATAGATACACCCACAGCAATGCTGTCTCCAACAATCATACAGTCTAACATTGTTAACCTCTTAGAATTTTAATCATACGATGCGCTAAATCGCGAAACCATTTTTCATCATGACCACGAGTTGTTTCTGCTGCTACACCAATACGTACACCCGATGTTTCAGCAAAGCTACGAGTTTCACCTGGTACACCGTTTTTGTTTACAGTGATTCCTTGTAATACTTCTAATGTGTCAGCATACTCTCTCCCACTCATTGACTCGTTGCGTAGATCAATAGTAAACATGTGACATTTAGTGCCGCCACTGACAATATTGATTCCAGCATCAATAAAAGTCTTTGCCATAGCATCAGCATTCAGTCTAACTTGCCTGGCATAGTCTTTAAACTCTGGTTGCAGTGCTTCATAGAAACACTGTGCCTTGCCAGCAATGATATGCATCAGTGGGCCGCCCTGTGTACCTGGAAATACAGCACTGTTGAGTTGTTTTGAAAACTCTGCATCATTCCACAAAATCAAACCGCCTCGTGGTCCACGTAGACCTTTGTGTGTTGTAGTGGTAACAACATCTGCATAGGGAAAAGGACTGGGATACTCTCCGCCCACAATTAATCCTGAATAATGAGCCACATCTGCTAGTAGCAGTGCTCCAACTGAATCAGCAATCTCACGAAACCTAGCCCAATCAATAATTTGACTATAAGCACTAGCGCCAGCAATAACTAGTTTGGGTCTTGTATCCCATACTAACTGTGCCACTTTGTCATAGTCGATAAAACCCTGCGGGTCGACTCCGTAACTGTGACTGAAAAACCAGTTGCCGCTGACGTTGACTTTGGCGCCATGACTCAAATGTCCTCCGCTGGCCAAGTCCATGCCCACCACCGTGTCGCCCATGTTCAAGAATGCTTTGAACACTGCTAGGTTAGCATTAGCACCTGAATGCGGTTGCACATTGGCAAACGAACAGCCAAACAATTTTTTAGCATATTCAATAGCAATGTTTTCGATCTCGTCTACGTTGGCACAGCCATTGTAGTAACGTCGGCCTGGCAGACCTTCTGCATACTTGTTGGTTAAGATGCTTCCGCACAAATCCATGACTGCTTGACTGGTATAGTTTTCACTGGCAATCAGTTCAATAGTTTGATTCTGTCTAATACTCTCATTGAGTAGTGCCAATTCTATTTTTGGATCTAACATATTATTTTTCTCTTCTATTATACGGTCTTGTTGTTTTTCTAACATAAGGATTGGCTCGGCCTGTGTTCCCATTGGCATTTGCACGCCTAGTAGTTAATTCTGCAGATCCTCGACCAGGCGTCCAGCCTTCTATAGTCAACTGTTCTAATTCATTCCTATCAATCATCTTGCTAACAGATCCATTATTCACCCAAACTCTGCCTTGTGACACACTAACTGCTCCACAATTATCACCGTGATATCTACTGTAATTGACTGAATTTTTACCAGTCTTATTACATTTTTCACAAGTCCAAACCTGTTGGCTAGCATGTGTGCCGTTAGATAATTGTATTGCAGTCATTTTTCTTTGCCATTCTAAATTGTTAAAATGATGTGTTCTATTTCTACTAGATATCTGACTCCAGTGAGTTCCAGCTTTGGCACGAGCTAAATTCATATTTCTAGTTGTTTGACTTTTTTCTTCTTGACTAACATTTAATCTTTTTGCTAATGCCCAGACTGCTCCCCAATCCTCTTGTGTTTTGTGTAGGTTGTAATGTTCTTCAATACTCAATGCCACTAGATTAGATATCTCATTGTTCGTGTAATCTCCATCAATGTGATGTATATCATATGATCTTCCTTGTGAATCCTTAGGTATCTCTCCATAATGTTGTTTATATATTTTTATGTATTCTCTGGTTCTCATATTATACTCCGATAAAGTATTTATCCTTTGGAGCATAAATGTAAAAATTAGTAATTTCCGCTTGCAAGAACGATACGGGCTATATGCTCGAGGCGCTCAATATGTTCAAATGCACGCCACGGACTTGTATCAATGGCCACTACACCGTGTCCTTTAATTCCTACAATGTCATAGTAAATGTTGCCATCCTTATCCAGTTGTAAGTTATGATGGCAACGATCTGCCAGCTCTTGACTGATGGGCTGAACATCCGGCACATTAGGTGCCACTCGGGTATAACGACTTAGCTCGGGAAAGTTGTTGACAATGGTACTCAAATCAATACCGGCATGCATGGCTGCAACACAGTATGTAGGATGCAAGTGAACTACGACTCTAACATCATCTTTGTGTTGTCCCATTTCTCTTTGTAGTCCGAAATGTAGTGGAATTTCTCCGCTGGGTTTTAAGTTCGAACTAATGTCAGTATAGGGAACATCTTGCCAAGTATAGTTAAAAGATGCAGTACCAAATCCGCTTTGAATATGTTTATGAATTGCAATCTTCTTGAACTGATCAGGCTGTAGAGTCTGCTTACGCACACCACTGGGTGTGATATAAAAATGATCACGGTCGTGGTGTCGTATGCTGACATTACCATCGCGACTGGTGATCCAATTTCTACGATAGGCTTCTACCAGTGTTTCGCAAATGGTTTCTAACATTACAGAGTCTCGCCGCCAATGGTACGGTTACATGCACACAGCTCGCCAGTTTGTAGAGCATCAAGAACACGCAGAGTTTCTTCTGGGCTACGACCAACATTCAAGTTGTTGACAGTAACATGCTGGATAACGTTGTCTGGGTCAACAATGAATGTGGCGCGAAGTGCTGCACCTGCTGGAGCATAGAACACACCAAGTTGCTCAATCAAACTCAACTCACCACGCTGTGTATCTGCGAATTGATTATGACGAATATTCTTTAGATCTGGGTGGGCATTTTGCCAAGCCACTTTACAGAACTCATTGTCTGTTGATCCTGTGAGCAATACTGCGTCACGGTCATCAAAATCTGCGGCTAGTTTATCGTAAGCCACAATTTCTGTAGGGCAAACGAATGTAAAGTCTTTTGGATAGTAAACAATTACTTTCCACTTACCTGGAAAACTTTCTTCTGTAATTGTAAAGAATGCATCTTCTGGTTGTGCAAACTTCACACCTGTAACTGCGAATTTCTCTAATTTATCGCCAACTGTTTTCATATTTTCTCCTTAAATTAAAATGAATACCAATTAAGCATTATACATGTATAACAGTAACTTTTAAAGATTTTTGGTGAAATTACTAAATTTTTGTGATTTAAAACCAGTGCCTAAAATACAGGCCCATTCTTTTGCAAACTGAACTATGGTAAATGTATTAGTTTTAGGATTGATGAATAATGCATAGTCACTTCGGTCATCTTCGTTTTTTCCTGTCCATACCGGTTGCTCGTTTATTTCAGAATTAATCAACGTTTTAAAAATTAGTTCGGTGGGGCCACAAACTACTGGCTTAGGAATTTGTGTAAAATTAGAATTATTTTGAGCGTTGGCTATGGTGCTGGTTAGGCAGAATAGGAACGCCACTGATAGTTTTTTCATAGTGGCTTGTCCTTAAAATAGTATTTACACTAAAATAAAAAGGACCTTACGGTCCTTGGTGCTGGTTACGAGTTCCAGCCCCACTCTATCTGTGTGGTCGGTTTATTTTATTTGACTCCAAACTCGTTGACGAATTTGATCTTGTAATACTGTGGGTAAATGCACATAATCTAATTCTTCACTCATCTTCTTACCATTCTTAAATGCCCAGTCAAAGAATTTCAATACTGCATCACTGTTAGCTTTGTTAGCAGGGTTCTTGTACATAATGATGAAACTGGCCGAACTCACTGGCCAAGCATTGGGATTCTTTTGATCCACGATGCTCAATCCCATACCAGGAACTGAGAACCAATCGGCACCATCTGCGGCTGCGGCAAATGTTAGGTCATCAGGACTAACATATCGACCTGATTTGTTTTGCAGTTGTAGAAATACCATGTTGTTCTTTTTAACATAAGCATACTCTACATAACCAATTGAGCCTTTAATTCTGTTTACATTAGCAGCCACACCTTCATTGCCTTTACCACCCACTGAGCTAGCTGCTGGCCATTTAACTGCGGCACCACGACCCACACGCTGCGCCCACTCAGGACTAACAGTGGTTAGATAATCAGTCCAATTAAAAGTTGTGCCTGAACCATCGGCACGATGTACTACAGTAATAGCAGTGTCAGGAAGTTTCTTACCAGGATTTAGTGCTACTAGTTTTGGATCATTCCATTTAGAAACAGTGCCCATGAACACTTCTGCCATTACAGGTCCTGTGATTCTAAGTTCACCAGGTTTGAATCCGTCTAAGTTAATTACGGGAACAGTGCCACCGATAATAGCTGGAAACTGAACTTGAGCATTTTTGTCTAAGTCTTCACCTTTAACTGGAGCATCAGTTGCACCAAAGTCAACGGTTTTTGCATTGATTTGTCTTATGCCGCCTGAGCTGCCGATTGATTGATAGTTGAGTCCTATACCAGTTTCTTTCTTGTATGCTTCTGCCCATTTAGCATAGACTGGGAAAGGGAATGTTGCGCCTGCACCAGTAATGTCTGCGCTGATTGCAGACGCAGAAATTAGTAATGCACCGACAAATGCTGTAATTTTTTTCATGTAATCTCCTTGATAGTTACATAATATTTAAGGGCATGAAGATTACAGAAAGATTACAATCTCGAACATTTGGACAAATAAAAAGGACCCGAAGGTCCTAATTAGGTTATTGAGTTACAAGGTTACCAACCCCGGGTTTGGCTACTTAGGCCAATACAGCCTCACGACGAGCAGAAGCTAGCTTTACGCCTTTTCCGCTGAACTTGAAGCTACCAGATGTAGATGCTTTTGCATTTACTAGTTTTGTGTCTTCGGCCGAGTTGTCTCAACCCTAACGGCTTCTACATTGCCGGACTGTCCATTTCATTACTCTTGACCCAATCGATCCTGTGTCAGGCCCATCATAAAGAAACATTATTCAGATAAATGCCTTGGTCGTTCAGCACTTTTCAGTAATGCATACACAATAACAATTGGTAATCCAATTACTAGAAAAATGCCAAGCAAATCTTTAAGCATGTACATATCCATTTAATTTCCTTATGGTGGACCTGGCGGGCACTGCCCCCGCGTCTTGAATCCTTTTCAATCTACTTCATACAGTCTTAATTTACAGTATATATTTATTCTTATTTGTTGTCAACTCTAAAACGGGGAGGTGACCCAGTTATTTTCGTAGTCACGTAGTCGGGAAACAAACAGGGAAATATACCGTGAATAAAAGAAGCGGCAGCCATAGACCAAGCAAATTTCAAATGCTCGAAATATCCCATGTTGACTTCTTTGAGATGTTTCACTTAGCTATTATCTGTGTGTCAAATATTTATCAATGGGTGAATACTTGCGTGAACACTCTGCCACGATAGTTAAATGTCACTGTTTCGCCATTCTGCACAGTCACAGGCACGTTTTGGCACACTTGCCGCTGACCACCAGAAATCTGATCTTGTCCGATCCTGTTGCCTACACTGGCTCCTACTCCGGCACCGATCACGGTGGCAATATCGCGACCACTTCCGCCGCCAACTTGATTGCCGATAATACCGCCTGCAATTAAACCAATAACAGTGCCCACACCACTGTTGTCTTCTCTTACACTGACTATCTGGCACTGTTGTTGATATACTGTAGTAAATCTAGGCTGTACTGATACTACATAAACATCTTGAGCCATGGCAGCACTTGATGCAAACAACAATCCTACAAGAATTTTTTTCATAATTTATTCCTTATTTGTCATCGTATGGCTTTAAGAAATCATCATCTTTGCTGTCTTCATCGAATTTTGACCAATCGTAGGTGGCCACTGAATGAATCCAAAATCCAATGATACCAATTAGTGCTAACAAAAAAATTAAATTAAGTATTACCATTTTATCATATTTATTCAATGAAAAAGGCCCATACGGGCCTTGTCCTGCACATTGCGCCGATCACTCTGCCACAGGCTCAGACTTAGCTGTTTTAGCACGAGCCTTAATAGCTTCAATACTAGGCTTCTCTGCTTTAGCCTTAGTGACCTTAACAGTTGCCACACTGTTATATTTGGTATCCGCGGCATCGATTGCGGCTGTAAAGCGAGCATCGGTATAGAGATCAGTGGTCTTAAGATACGTAACCACAGCAGGCTTGTCCATGGCCTCGGGCAGCTCAAGCAGTTCAATATCAGTGTGACCATTTTTAGCCAACACCTTAACACGAGTCATGTCGTTGGCAAAACGAACTTTGACTTCACCTTTGAGAACGGAAACACCAGCAACTTTAAACATAAAATACTCCTAGAAAAAAACAAGTTAGTTGAAAAAACAATGTTAACATCCATTTGCTAACATATTCAAATTATAGTTGAAAACGAAGTTGATGTCAACCATATTATGAATTCTGATTTACCAAATTAGAGTTCGTTGGCAGCCCAAATGAAAAACACCAATCCAGCAACAAAATCTGTGGTAGTAAAATTGGCCCCATTGAACAACAAAGTCCAAAACATATACAAGATCCAACAGAAAAATCCAAATGCACCAATCCCGCTGGTCAGCAGCCAAAAAAATCGACTTGGTGGCGAATTACTATAAGCACCATAATTGACAGATGGGGGCAAAGGCTGACTAGCGGGCGAATTAAAATTTCGACGACGCTCAGCCGCTTCCATTTGTTTAATGATAGCTTGAGTCTGCATACAATTGGTACAGTATGCAAGCCAACTGTCATGTTTTCGAGCGCAACTCATGCAAGTGTTCATTTATAGGTCCTTTGGTAGAACTAAAATTATTTATTTTTACGAGGACGGCCGCGACCACGTTTGGGTTGATCGGTGACCACAGCATTCTGATTCAGTTCAGCCAGTCGACCGCTGTACGCACCAGAACTTGCCTTGTGAATCAAACCAGTGGGGGTAAAAGTAACAGTGCCGCCAAGATGAGTAACGAAAGATTTAGTCATTGCAGTTCCTTGTTTAAAATTAAATTATAACAGAATTGGGAATTTTGATCAACCGAAATTTTAGCTATTACAAGTTTCGAAAGGGCTAAAAGCTTCTTCGATTTCCCGGGAAAGTTCTTCATAGACCCATTCTGCAGGAATATCGAGATATCGTGCAATGGCACGGGGGTCGTGTTCTTCGGCCAACATCTCTTGGATGTCGAGACTAAGTTCGCTAATTTTACTCATTATGCAGTCTCCTTCATGCAATATTCAAACAAAATCCACTTGGCACGGTTCAGCATTTGGCGCTGATCTTCAAGAAGATTAGCCAGCGTATCGCTGTCGTAAGGGCCGTAACTTACCATCTCTTGGCAGTCGCTCATGAGGCTTGCTGCCATCATAGCAGGACCTGAAAAACGGAACGTGATGCTTTCTTCAACTGCTTCACGCATTTGGTCTACGGTTGTTCCATACATGCGAATTTCACGTCGATCCGACTCAGTCATATCACGCATAAATGCGCCGTTGAGATCAAAAAGTGCAGACATTTCTTACTCCGTTTTGTTACTGTATGCCACTATTATAGCAAATTTGGGAATTTCAGTCAACCAAAAGTTCTTCTAGTTCTTCTTGTTGTTTTTGTGCAACAAGTTGAAGTTCTCCGTTGATTTTCCAAAAACCCACGTTTTCTTCGATATCAAGAATACGGTTGTATTCGTACTCGAATTCCATGATATCGTCTGAGGTGAAATATTCAGGATAGTGCATTTGGGTTCCTTCGAAGTTGGACGGCGATATCAAGCCGGGGAAAAGAGCTTGCCCATTTCACGAAAAACTACGCGATACGCCTGGGCTTCTGTGCTGGCGAGATCATCGTAACAATTCTGCATCTGTACCAGAGTTTCCAGCAGTCCGGGCAGGGCCCAATCTTGCTGATATTGCTCTACGACATCCAGTGCTTGTTCAAAGTTCATTGCTTACTCCTTGTTGCTTACTATTCCATTATTATAGCAAAATTGGGATTTTCGAGCAACCAAAATTTGTGTTGTTTTTATGCAACAACTGGGGATTTCTTGAGTTCTGCCTTGATTTCAAACAGGTTTTCGGCCAGGATTTGGGTTTTTTCTTGGGTTTTTGCTTCGTGCAGTTCGGCTGCGTCAAACAGAACACCAATTTCTGCACTATATTGCAGAACGTTACCTTTACTATCGCGGAGCACAAAAACTTTCATTTCTTACCCGAATTTCTTACTGTACGGTTATTATAGCAAAATTGGTAATTTCAGTCAACCGTTTTGTTCGTTAAAGTTTTGCTGGGATAAACGTTTAGCCGCATTTTTTTGACGATTAATATTACGTGGTTGGCCTGTGCCCAAATCATCGTGCGTGAAAAACCCATACAGATAAATTTGATTTCCTATGAGTTTATACACAATGCTCAAATCGAAAGTAATGTGTGCATGTCTTAGGCCTGGGATTACGGAATTAAATATACCATCTGAACTGAAACTTTTATCGCTACTGCCAAAAAGCGCCATGGGATTGGCTCTTTTTAGTTCCATGAAATCGCGGAATTTTTTTCTTATCGCCGGATAAGGCTGTACCTTTACTGTATACGTTGCATTATACAAGTCCCCTCGCATGAAGGGCTTGTCGCGTCCTAAACCTTCTTGCCAATGACCGAATTGATATTCGTTTACGATTTTTTTAAGATCGTTTAGTAGATACCCTGTTGTGTTTTTTCTGCCTAAACTTTCAAACAAAGATTCGTTAACAGGAATAATAACATCAAATATTCGCATATCAGATATTTATTCGATCCCCAAAGCTTTCATCATTGCAATAAGGATTAAACACTAACATCATAGCTCCTTCTAAATATGTTCTGTGAACAGCACTTTTGCATTCAAAGTATTCTATAGACCAAGACTCGGGAGTCCACCAATTCAAATCCCTGGCTTCGCGCCAACCTGCACCATGACTAGTGCCCGACTTTTGAATACTATAAGCTTTATTCCAGTGATGCCCAAACCTTTCTCGAATTCCTGTACCTCCGCCACCCTGTCCTACATAGATGCATTGCTCATCTTGCCAGATACTGTACAAACCTTTGCTCTTAGGCAGTGTTTTCCAGTCTTTAAACAAAATACGATTAATAGCAGGCTTTAGTTGACATCGCTGAAAATCAGTGAGCATTGCATCTAATTTCATTTTTGACCTTTTCTAAAATCTTCATTAAGAATAGTTTTATCACTGTTGCAGTCTAAACAACGACTTTGAACGTTTTCTTTAGTGTCGTCACCGCCGTCGGCTCTGCGAATAACATGATCGCCGATGATACGATTACGACATAGTCTAAAAAATTTGTCCGGGTCAGACTCCTGTAGGCCTGGATATTTCTTATCAACTTCGACGCTAACGTCCTTGCCACAATCAACACAAATCCATTGCCTATGAAAAGTATGAGGACGACTGATTTTTCCTGGACCGCCGTATTCAACTTGGCTGAGTTGATGCTCGCGACATAACTTATTTGAGCCCGGGCCTTCCATATTGGTCAGTGGTTTGCAGCACCCAGGAACAGAGCAGGTTTTACCTAGCTCCTTCCTGATTTGAGCAAGACTTTTTGGCTTGTCAAATCTTAGATATTTCATGGAAACAAGTCTCCAGATTCTGGCAGAAACTCACTGCTAGTATTACTAGACAATTTGGCAAAACCTTTAAGGTCTCGTTTAATTTGTTCTGCCAAAAACGGAAAACCATGAATAGGCTCTTTGTTGCAACGAGGATTGCCATAAACAATATGAGCGGCATGCCAATTTGTGTACGCCTGGCTGACTTTAGCCCAAAAGCGACTACTGGGACTAAAGCTTCCGCCCCATTTAGTAATGGCAAGACCTGCAATGTCAAACACTTGTTGTTGTGTAAGTTTGAGTTTGGCCAATCGGCAACGTTCAAAAAAGTAAGCCATCATGACCATTTCCTTCTCCTCTACCGCACGATGTTGAGCACCAACTGCCACAAGATAATCACAAAGCCATTCTAGACTTTCCAAGTCCATTTTGTTAATTTCTTGCATACGACTAATTGCACCAGGCATGTGATCATCGCCAAACTTTTTGCTGGTTAGAAACAGGCCGCGACTTTCGACGATTTGTTGTTTTTGTTCAATGAACACCCACAAAGGATTTTGACTGCCGTCCACACGCACACCATAAATCATTTGCTCGATCTTGTCAAACAAGTCCAGCATCTTTTTACCTTCTTCACTGTTCAAGTCAATGAAACAACCACGCATCTCGCTTTTTTGATGGCTGGCGTAAACGTTAACGGGGATTTCAAAATCTTCAGGATTTTCTGCAAACACCTGTGTACAAATCAGCCAAAGTAGTACTAAAGTGTGCTGCCCGTCCCACGCCAAATATTGTTCTGTATTAGGGTCAGGTTGATAAACATGAATAGGGATAACTTTAGTGGCCACAAACACATTTAGCAAAGTTAGAACCCAGGCAATATTCAATTGCCGTTGCATGGTATCGTCGATGCATACCTGCGACATACTAACAGTCCATGCTTTAGCCAACTGTTTCTTTAGATCTTTGGTGCCTTTAATATTAGGATTGCGACGACGAAATTCTGAGATCGCAGCGGCTAACGCATTATCAATGGCCTGCTGTTGAATACGGGGCAACGCATTATAAGTTTCGTCCCATCGTTGTTGAATGGTTCGAATTTGGCTTGCAGTTAGGGAAAAGCGGGCATTTTTTTGAGCCGCATAAGTTTGCGTAGTCGTGGTAGTAACTGCGCCGTTTTGAAAATTCATCATTTTGGTTCTCCAGTTTTGATTAATAATACACACAACGGCGTGTGTATGCCGCAAGTTTAACAAATAATTGAAAATCTGTCAAATATTAAATGCCATCATTTAAGGCAAACCAAGGATCTATTATAACTAAAGTCCCATCTTGTCGTTGCATTACATTTTCTGTATGCAAGTCCCATCCCAGTTTGTTTATTCTTCCGGTATGGTACAGCAAGGTCATTACAGAATATAAAACAGCATATTGTAGAATATCTTGCTGACTCATATTCTTTATAATGTTAATTATTTTTTCTTTGGCAGGAGGAGGTTCCCAATATTTCCATGTGTCGGGATGGGTTAATTCTTTGAATACATCTTTCCACTGCATTTTTTTAGCAGCATAGTCGCTGAGAACCCAGACCATGGCTTCCTGGATACTGCCACGCGGTATGTGCTGTAATCTTTCCATGACCACAAAGGTATAGTCTTTGCCATTTATATTCATAGTCTGACTAGATTCTAAAAATTTAGGTAAATTGGCAATGTCTTTGTTTGCTTGCACAAAATCATAAAATTTTAAAAAAGTTTTTTCTGCTAAACTGTTGCTGTCTTCAGGCATTAAAATTTTAATAACACTGGCGTCGTCTTTGGCCCATACCACAGAATCTGCACCTGATCCTAACTTTTTATAACCGGCTGCTTTTAGCTTTCTAAAAATTGCAGCAGAATTTTTAGTACCTGCTTCTGCTTCTAATAAAAAATCTGCTAGAATCATTTGTATCCTCTAATTCGATCAAAGAAACTAGATGGCGGCGCACCTTTAACTTGTCCATGCCGTTTATGCTGACCAGCATAGTCATAGTAACGACCTACAACATCAAAGCCAGGTTCAAAAAATATCACAGCAGGTGGATTGCTGTTGCGCCAAATTCCTGCTCTGCGTTTGCCTTTGGGTGCTGGCGCCACTTTGGTATCACCGCGCTGCACAGTCTGTATCCATGCGTCAGGTTTGAGTTTGACTAACCATATATAGGGTTGCTCGCTGGCATACACATGACGACTTTGATCCAAGAATGTGCTCAAAGGATAAAACCATAATGCTCTGCGACCTACTCCGTGACCAATGTAGTCCACTGAAAACTTGGGATGATCAACATCAGGTGTATGACCAAACCATTGACGACCACTGAATCCTAATTTGTCCCTATCAGTGAAACGCACAAAATATTCATTGGCAGAGCCGCCGTGTTTTTTTACATCGGCAATAATTTGATCACGCACACTGGGAACTTTGGCTTCAAACAATTCGGTAATAAACATATTATCTTATTGCATCTCTGGTACCACTGTGACGCCAGCCTGCAAGGTGCCCGGTCGTGCTCGCATCCAGTTTATAGCTACACGATTAGCATCACTCTGCACATTGCCTACACCCGAGAAGCGATGTATTTCTCTACCTTCAGGATCCAAGATCAACCAGTTGCCTGTGAAGTTGCCACCTGCTGCTGGACGTTGGTTACCTGATTGAGCTCCTTGGCGATCCACGGGTGGCATTACACTGCCCCTGGCTCTGTAGCCATAGTTTTCAGCTGCGCCAGGCATGCCCATGGCATCTATGATTTGACTGTATTTTCTTGCAGCATCCTGATCAGTGTTGGCAATGAACAAATACACTGGCTGCAGGGTATTTCTGTTGACAACTTCATAGTTGGCATCAGCAGTTTGATCAGGCCAACCCAGGCGATTTTCTATATCAGTTTGAGGCCTTTCAAATTGAAATTCACCAGCAGACTGTGCAGCTCGCTGACGTTGACGGTCCAGAGTGCTGCCCGGCACAGGAGGCTGTCCCAGTCTTTGGTTAGCATCATAATGTACTTCCCAGTCACCGGGATTTTCACGTCTCCATTGAGTCAACACTGTTTCGGCATCGTCGTTGTCTGCGGCCATAAAGCGGTAAGCAGGAGGATCGCCGGCTCTGCTGTTGTTGGCAAAAATTACATAGTTGCCATCAGGATTGGTTGGACGCATTGCACCAACCGGCTCGGGGTTACCTATTCTGCCAAGTACTGGACCTTTATCGTATGGACGAATCGGTGTAGCAGTCATGTCTTTGGCATAGTCCCACTCGGGATATTCTTTCTTGCCTAATGCAATGGCTTCTGCTCGATTAGTAGCCACTACCTCAACACTGCCACCGTAACCTGGACGACCCACACGCCACCAATACTTCTCTCCACCAGTGGGGTCTTTGGCAATTTTACGTTCTAATTGTGCTTGTTTAATGAAACTCTTTAATGCAGCCTTAGGCATTTCTCCTGCGGCATACTTGGCAAAGTAACTCAGTGTGTCATCTTTACTTTTAGGTTGCAATAGTTTATAAAGTTTTTTAAGATATTCATCTCTGTATTTTTGCGGATCCATGGCAGCATCTAATGCAACTACAAATCTTGTCAGTGTTGGTTTTATTTGATTAAAAAATTTATCGCCTAACCAATCGCCACCTGGACTACGAAATTCTACATAGCCCGTTTTTGTATTGATACTGGTATACTTGTCAGTTGCACCGCTGTGAATTACTTTAGTTGCTAGCTTGCCTAATCCTTCTTTCATCTTAACCAGCAGCATTTCAGCATCTTCGGGTCTTTGTCTGACACGGTCAATAATTTTGTCCATGGCGCTTTTAGCGTAGGTATTGCCCAATCTATCAAACTGTTCCAGCACATATTTGTCGCCCATCAACAATGCCAGTTTTATATAATCTAAATTGTCAACGCTGAATTCGGGTACACTAACGTTGATATGTAACCCAGTGCTTTCATTTGTATAACAACCAGTTTTGTCTGCCCAAGCTTTGACTTTGTCTAAATCACTGAACATTTCTTCTAGCGGCAAGGGCGGACTCACAAATTCTAATCCCACGTCGTTGCTGTCATCTGGGTCCAAACTGCCATCGGGCTCTACTACATAATGACCAGCTTCACGACGGGCACCATGATATCTTTGACTGGCATTTACCGGCCGTTTTATAGCTGTTCCAAATTCATCAGCCACTTGGTCAATGTCTACATTTTCTCCATCATTGTCATACGTCCAGTGTGGCCATGAAATTTCATATGCATTTTCAATGGCACTCATGGTGTCAAGATCCTGTGCATCCAACCAGTCGCTTTCGTCCCATGCACCGTCCATTTCTTCTCTGTGTATATCTCTGGCATTGTCATAATAGGGCTGTAATTCGTTTTCATTCACAAAGTCTGCGGCCACCGAGGCTTGCTGTTTGGTTACGCCGTCGGCATCTGATAGGTCCTCGCCAATGATTTCGCCTATTTCCTCGGGAGTGACATTGTCCACTAGGTATTCGTAGATATGCTCTGCGGGATCGTTGGCCCAGTCTGCGTCGATTATTTCCATCTTCCACTCTTGATAGTCTTCTTCCATGCGTTCACGCAGGCGTTGTACTTCTCTGCGGCCATTGTAATCACCGTCGTGGAAAAATTGCACAGCATCATCAATGCTGCGGCAGCGTTCGTCGCTGTTGTAGTCAGGTTCCATTTCTGGATCGTCACCTTTGACACCAGGTACAATCATTTCAAATTCCATGCCAGCCCGGGCGTCGATTTGACTAGCCAGCTTGTCAAGATTACCGGGACTCATGTTTATTTCAAACAAGTCCTCGTCTTCATTTATTATTTTAATTTCTTGGTATCTCATAAGTAATAGTTGTCAGATATTATATTTATTTTTAATAAAAAAAGGGCCACACAGGCCCTTCGAATTTTCATCAAACTGTATTAATTACACCAGCTTGTTTTAGCTTCGCCAAAATACTCTCTGGCAAATCCGTTTTGTATTAGCATTGCGCGAAGACTTTTACCATCTAATATGATATCTCCTAACACTCTGCCACCAAATTTATCCCATCCGTACAATGTAACCTGTCTTTTTTGACTGGCTGCAATAGCTTGCTTAGTGAAAGCTGTGGCCATCTGTCCACGTTGATCTTCTTGTGGGCACTGAGCGCGAAATCCTTTTTCAGGAGTATCAACGCCAAAAACTCTGACAGCTAGTTCAGGTTTTAATGGTGCAGGCAAAAATGGTGCAGCTATGACCACAGTGTCGCCGTCATTGATGCGTACAATTTGTGCATCGTAAGTTGCCCCTTGGGGTGTTTTTTGTGCAAACGCTACAAAAGGTAAAAATGCTAATAAAACTAATAATTTCTTCATCAAACTACGCCTTTAAATACTAAGTTATTTAGTATAAATTGGTATAATATTGATCCAAACAAATTTTGATGTTTTGCTCAACGGCAGATTTGACGTTACAAAAATTAGCCAGTTTTTCTTCTAATAGAGAATAAACTGGAGAATTAAAACAATAGTGTCCTGCGACAGCAATTTTTACATCGTTGTCACCGTCAATGATCCATTTTTTCCACTTACCACTGTCTAACACTGTTTGCTTGAAATGACTGGAATCTACTCCAAAACGATCAGCAAGATCCAGTACAGTTTTTGTTTGGATAACACCTAGTTGCGGTGCAATATTACAGGCATGTACTCCTGCTTGTTTGCGTAAGGAAATTTGTTCAGCTGACAAATAGTCTGCATTATGCTCTTTTAACTTAACTCCAGCAGCTTCCGCATATCCCACTAACTTACGAACCATGGCCACATCGAAACTGCCAACTTGACGATCTTCCATGGTCAAACTGCCAGTCTGAGCTACTACAAATTCCATGTTAGGAAACTGACTGGCAAACTTGACATCTTCCTGATATTTTTTAATACCCGCCGCAACTCCCACGTTTTCTTCAGTGCCAAACTCGAATCGAACTTTTGGGTTTAAAAATAAACAAAAATTAAAAAGCTCATCTGCAATATGATATGGTTGTTCGCATCTGCTGGTATCAATATGAATTAAATCAAATCCATTCTCAATATCGCCCGCAATTGTTTTCTTTGTAGCTTCCACTGCCTGTCGGGCACTGAGACTTTTTTCTGCATCTAAGAAGTACGGCCCGCAATGATCTCTGCACAACATTAAATAATCGCTGCGTAAGGGAGAAATTTGTTTAGATAACTCTTTAGTTGTCATTACATATCCACTGTCAGAGTCAATCTGATTTCGGCTAGCAATAATCATTAACGGCTGTTGTTTCTCTTTTGCATAGTTGGCCAAGATTTCATTTATGTAGTAACTCATGGGCCCCATGCCTAATTTAAAATTCATGATTGATCCCCATTAGTTTCATAATATATAAGGCTGCGTCTAAATAAGCGCCTTCTCCACCATTGCTGGGAGTAACGTATGTAGCAACACTTCTGGCTTCTATTCGTGCTTGTGCAGGTGCAATACCTGCTTTGGCCAGAGATATAATTTTTGCATCGAATAATCCGTCTCCCATGTAGGCAACTTTGTCGAATCCGTATTTTTCTACAAAATTGAATCTCTGACTTTCTGGGACATAATGTAATTCGCATTTCATATGGTCGACTATTCGACTTTTTAAAATATCCCACCCATGTTTATCGGCGCTGATAAAAATTAATTTAACATGTTCTCGAAGTAATTTTACTCCATCGTGATCATAATTTCCAAAAGCTTTAAAAGGCTTTTGTCCATTGCTGTCCCAATATATGCGACCATCATTGAGACACCCGTCAACATCAGATATAAAATACTCAAACATAACTAAAAACTCTCTTTGCTACCGAACTAACTGTGGCCGAGTCAGGTTCCTGGTGTGTATATAATTTAAATTGGTGTTTAAACTGTGCTTGATATATATCCGCTCCGGTTACCACTTGTTTATTTTTTTCTTGTGCTTGCTGTATTAATGAAGTTTTACCAATAACACAATCAATCACAGTGTGAGCATTAATAAAATCAACCGGGGATTGATCTGTGCCCATACCAATACTAGTGGTGTTAATCAGCACATCACAGTTTGTGTGTCGTTGGTCCCAATTATTTTTACGCCTGGATATTTGGATAATGTTATGAGCCTGATCAGATAGCATAATGACATTTTCCGCCATTGCACCATCCCCAAGCACTACCACAGTTTGATCTTTTAATTTGTTGCCCAATACTTCTTTAAGTCCTAGATAATCACAATTATAACCAACAAGTAAGCTTGAGTAGTTTACCACGGTATTAATAGCCGAATTAGGTGATTCAGACCTGTCTATGTGTTGATTGACAAGTTGTTTAAAAGGCATTGTAATACTGGCTCCATCACAGTGTTCGCGCACCAAACGTATATCCTGAACAAAATCTTTACACTCGCAGGCCATGTATTCAGCGTCTATTTTGTGATATTCAAATAATGCAGAATAAAACTTTTCACCAGTCTTGCCGGGTCGAGCCGCAAGGCTTACAAATAGTTTGGATTTCTTTTTCCACTTAATTGCTGTTTGCAGATCCATTAAAATGTCTCGAAAAATGTAACTGGGCCAAGGCAAATAAGTATTTGTCAAACGGAGCATCGTGCAACGGGCTCATATTCAAATAAATTAATGGCACTAGCAAAAATACTTTATCCCAATCTAACCCCTTTGTTTCGCAAAAAGTTTTTAATTGATTTATGTAAATATCTGCGTTGGGAATACTACAATCATTTAATACTGCTACTTCGTTCTTTTCGCTGTATTCTAATTTATCTGACTTGACAGCTTGGTAATCTAATAGAATGCCGCCCAGCATTTTTCCTAAATCATAGTATAAGTCGCCATAATTATCGCCACCGAAATCCGTACGCCAATCTATACAAGTAAATTTGTCTGATTCGGGATTATAAATTATATTTTCAAATTGAAAATCCCCGTGTATAAATCCCCACAGTGTGTTAGAGTACAGCCAATCCCAATCTATCATTTTTAAATATTCATCCATTGGCTTAACGTCTACTCCGTTAACAGTGTTGGGTTCGCTCCAATCGTTATATTTGACTCTAAACTGATTTAATCTATCTTGTGTCTTTTTAAAATAAAAGTCACGGCAGATATCTTTTGTATTTGGAAACCACTTAGACTTCCATAAATGTTCGTTGCTCCAATTAAGCAACTTATCAAATAATTCAGTGGATAATTGACTATAAATTATATCGCCATCTACATAATCATAAACTAAAAATTGACCGCTGCGTCTGATATTATCAGGCATACAAGTCGGATTTAATAACGCACGATTTGCTTTCCGATCTGTCAGAGTACTATCTACTGTAAATTTAATAATTTTATTGTTGTCGTGATAAAAAATTTCGTTGGGTTTAGGAAAACTAATATCTTTAAGTCCCGAACTCAATTCAACCCACTTGTCATAAGTACCAAAGTCCTTCCATCCGCGAACAGTATGTGCCTGAAGTTTAAGATTATCATTGAACCCTTCATAAGCTTCGCGGGCATTAACTGCTTTGAGGTTGTCAAGGTAAGTGTCATCCACACAATACATTAATCCAATAAAAGCATCCACTGCTAACTTGCTGGATTGTTTATTCTTAATCATTGTAATTGTTTCGCCTTCTCGCTCGACCCAGCAATAGTCTTGTGCTATATCACTGTTCACTGGATGGACTCCGATCCAATTATGATCTAAGTTATTGTTGATATCAAAATCGAACAGTGTATCGCAGCTTAACCAAAAGAATGCACCACTAATGTGTTTGGCACAATGTTGAATAGTAGTTGCTGGGCCTGTGTTTCCTTCGCTATAGTCAGGAATATCCACGTAGACTATTTGTTTATCTGTATGCACTGCACTGACATAGTCTTTTACCTGTTGTCCCATGTGCCCACAAGCAATAACAAATTTTGTGTCGCTGTCAAACTTTTCCATAATATGACTAATTAAAGGTTTATTGTCATAGGGAATAAGTGCTTTATTGACCATGCGACTAAATGGACCCATACGTCTGCCGTAGCCTGCGGCTAATATTAATACTGTTAACATATTATTTGTGTTCTGAATCGATTCGACCGTGAAGACGATTTGCATCATCTTGTAAACGAATCACGTCATCTAAATGACAAGTACTGGCTTCCACGAAACGTAGTTTAGTATATGCTATCATTCTATGAATAGTACCAGGCTCTATAGACATTACGCTGCCCGGGCCATATGATTGGACTTTTAAATTAATCAAAATTTGATCTAATTCTTGCTCAGTATATTTTCCTTCAACATACCGGTCACAGTCAAATTTGACATCGCTGTATATTAGTAGGCCTTGACCTTCTAAGATATAATTTGTTTCTGCTTTGTATTTGTGTACTTGCAAACTAGTTTTAAAACCCTCATTCAGAATAATTTCTTTAAGAACATATGAATGATTATCTTGCCCTTGCTGGATCCATTTTTCTTGCCCCCAAGGTTTAATGACGGTTTTGGTTTCTGTTAAAGATTGATGTGTTATCATAGTTAAGTTGAATATAGGAAAATATTTATCTACGTTCAACTATGCTGTCTGCTAATCCATATGCAACTGCTTGTTCGGCACTCATAAAATTATCTCGTTCCATGTCCGCGGTCAATTCATCAAATGTCTTAGATGCACTGTTATGCTTTACATAGATATTGGTTAAGTTTCGTTTCATTGACAAAATTTCTTCAACTTGAATCAGCATGTCAGTGGCCTGGCCTCGGGCACCACCACTGGGTTGATGGATCATGTGTCGCGCATTGGGCAACATTAATCGTTTACCTGGCGCTCCTGCCTGTGCCAATAAACTGCCCATCGAACAAGCCTGTCCCATGACAATAGTAGACACCTCAGGTTTAATAAATTGCATAGTATCGTAGATAGCCATACCAGCAGTTACTACACCGCCTGGACTATTAATATAAAATAAGATATCTGCGTCAGGATTTTCGCTTTCTAAAAATAACATCTGAGCAACAACTAAACTGGCACTGTGTTCATTGACATCAGTGTCTAACATAACAATACGATCTTTGAGCAATCGACTATAAATGTCATAGGCTCGCTCGCCGTTGCTGGTTTTTTCCAGCACTGTTGGTACAAAGTTTGGCATAATTTTCCTAAATGAAATTGACAGATTTTACATACTGTCTAGTTTGTATTAATTGTAACACATCTTGGTGGCTATAATCAATGTCTGCCAAAGGTATCTTTCCTAAATTTAAATGCGGATGGCCTGCATAATATCCTCGGTTTAGAAAAAACTTAGAATGCGTTAGATAATATTCACGAACGAGATCACGCTTATTAAAAACTTGACTTAAATCCGATTTGGAAAAACTCACTGCAAAATCTGCACTGAAAAAATTAAAAGGTTTAAATGCTTCTTCAGAAATGTATCGATCATTATCTATAGCTAAATCTTCTATAGTTTTACCAATTTCAACATAGTTTAAATACACAGTCCCAAATTCAAAAATGTCAGTGAACAAATCATAGTGTTCGTTGGATAAAGTTTTGATCTTAGGCAATCCAAAATATGTAACAACATGTCTGGGTTTATTACCTCTCGATATACTTTCGCAACTATGAACACAAATGTTTAACTCTGCCAGTGCATTTTGTACTTGTTTATTAGCACTGACAAAAAACGGATGAGTTTGCTGGTCAAGTAATCCGTGATATATTTCGAATATATTATGTAAGTAATTTAAGGTATCTTGATCAGCGACCGATGTCAATTTCCTTGTGATAATTTTTTCGTAACTGTTAATGGTATCTATGCAGTTGTTTATTTTTAATAATGCTGTTTTTTCTTGTTCTTCATACGAGCCAAATCCGTAAAACCTACTAGGATCATCTATAGAGTATTTTTGTTGTGCTTCGAGAACTTGATCGATCCATAGTGGCACAATACTAGAATTTCTAAGTTTAAATCTAATTGTAACAGAGTCTTCGTGATTTGATGGGTTCGCATATTCAATGCAGAGATAAGAGTACATAAAATTAATTATAATTTAATTTCAGCACTTATTAAAGTCTTGATGCTTAAACCAACGACGTTGACCAAAACTGACTTTTAAATTTAAATTATAATGTTCAAATCGATCACGCCAAGCATAAAAACTGGGGCCATGGGCACCGCCCCCGAAATTAATGTCTTTTCCGTTTCGCTCAATATGACACCACCGACCTATATCCCATTGATACTGATGCACCATTTCATGTGCAAGTGTGTTTAAAAACCACTGCGAGCAAAACCACTTGTCTGACAGTCTAATAGAACAATACGATCCTGTGTGTTGTTCATCATAGTGCCATTGGCACAATCCCCAAGCTTTGTGAATAATTCCTTGATTAATTTCTGGTCGTCTTAACTGGTTATCGAAAATATATTTGTTTAATATATTATATGCGTAGATAATGTCTTCGTCAGCGGGTCTAAATCTTTTTTTCCGTTGATAAGTTATACTGGGTAACGGGTACGACATTATAGATCGAATGGGATTAGGTCTAGCCATGAAAAAGCCCTCTCAGCGGTATTTAGTCGCAGTAGAGAGCTTTGATTATGTGCTAGTATTTTACCGTGTTTTATAACCTACTAGGGTCTCCTTGATTGCCTGCCCAGCCTCTTTGGGGCCGACATTGGCATTTTTTATCACATAACGAATTGCTTCGTCTGTGTTAAGTTGCATATGAAAAATGGCTTGATTAGCTGCGTTTAGGGTTTTTTCGCTCATTGCGCTTCTCCAAAAAATGCTCTTTACCAAGAGCTGTTATAAAACACTTTCAATCCCAGAAACAACTCTGCCCGGGCATTTTTAATGAATTCTAAATCTTGATCGTAGTAGTACTGATCAGCATCATTACCAAAAAAGAATCCCTGAGTCGATGGCAGTTTACGTTTTTTTACAGCATTTTCTAATTCATCAATATCTTGCCACGTGAGCTCAAGCTCTACACCATTAAATGTGCCCATATCATCAGCATCTTCGACAACAGGATTGCCTTCTGCATTACGTTTCTTGTGCCACAGATGTTCCATCCATCCTTGCAGATTTGGATGCTTGCGCCAATAAGCAATCTCTCTTGGTTCGGATTTGCCGGGCACCTTCCACTCGCCGTCAATAAATTCACCTTCTTCAGCTTCGTAATACTCTGCTCGTTCACTGGCCTTAGCGGCTACATATGCGTATTGATCAAGTCCCATAATTTATTTGATAAAAAGTTGAACAGAATAGTAGTATATTACAAATTGGATTTAACGTCAATCATTGATTGACTTTTTCTACTAGAGGCATAGAGCTTTGGGGCCCGTAGAAAAAATCGTCGTAGGGTCTGCCCCACCCAACAAATAATTCGTCTAATGTTTTCCAATGAATTTTATCTAAGTCGGTGTCTGCTGGAAAATTAGGCCTGACACAACAGAAAAAATTGAAATCGCCGGTGTCGTTATGACTAACTGGTACCAACAACCTTTTATTAAAAATTTCACACATAACCCAATGATGATTAGAAAATTCCCAATGAGTTTCATTTATTATTTGAGTATGATCGGGCGATCTACTAGAATAATACCGATCTGCAATTAAATCGTTGGTGCCACTGGTACTTCTAAAATACACATCCGTTATACCTAATAGACCACTATCCCATGTCTTAGGGGCTGCACCTTCATATTCAAAATCTTTACATATAATCCAAGGTGTATCGCTGCTTCTGAAATAACAATCGGGTCTGGTTTCGACTACTTGATCGTAGACAAAATTGTTATTAATTTCATGACGACGCTTTAACATATTGCCAAATTTAGACAACCAAGCTTGATTGTAAAATGTTGTTCTGTGACGGCCTATAGGTTCTAATATTTTATAAGATATTAAATTTTTATTATGTGATTGAAACGGAATTAACACATCAGAATCAGTGACGGGGACTAGTTCGCCTGTTTGAGAAGTCACATTCCACGTAACAAAAAAATAATCAACTTGATGAGCACGTTCTTCAAATAATCTAAACAAATACCGACTGGCAATTTTCCATGTTCTTAATTCGCCGACTAAGATCACTGCAAGTCTGTTTATAGTTTTTAAAGAATCGGTCATATTAATCTAATATTAAACCCTGCTCGAGTTAACCCGAATAGAATTTTTGTAGATTCGATGTCCGATCTAGTGTCTTTAATCATGTTAGCCTGTATCTTGTATACACTGCCTAATAATGTAAAAACATGCGGTTTACAATAAAAATTTCCTAATAGATCGGGCACTGGATATTGCGCTTTTCCTTGTATGCGAGTCTGAGTTAAAAACAACGTATCGGATCGCTCACTGAAATGAGACTCTATAGAAAGAAACTCATTCCATTTAATTCCTTTTTCATTGTTACAATATAATACCCAATCAATGGGCATCTTATTCTCGTATATTAGCTCGTCCAACGTCAATGATATCTCAGCAAACCCTTTTAGTTTATCTGGATTATTAAAATGAATTAACTTTTCTACGCCAAGCGCCAATCTCCATGCTTCAGGATCTTTAAGATTGTGACTGATAAAAATTAAATTCATCAATTATTTATTGAGCATGAACTTCCTAAGAATTGAATTAGCTTCGGGGATAATTTCAATATTATCAAAATGTTCTAATTTAAGTATACGCAATTGAGCGATCAATGATAAATGGATTGTATATAATTTGTTAACTCGAGAGAAATGGCTCGATGACTCAAAGGCCCCGGATGTGCGTTGTCGGAGCCAAGATCTAAGTTGACGTTTGGCATGTAACAATATTCTGGATATTTGGTGTACTCTTGACGATAGTCATAATGCCCATGCCCATGGGCATCGCGAATACTAATAAGTACAAATTTATTTTTTTTTGCTCTCAAATAATTCACACCGTAGTTTATCAAACTACAATGGTGAAAAAACATTTGTTGATCATTGAAAGTGTCGATCAAGCACCGATTAGATGATTGTGCCAGTCTAATTTCTTTGGTAACACCGTTGTACAGAGTCAATCTAAATGGATGGGTTATCTGCCATATTACCAGATCGTCGGGCAAAATATCAGCATTGATAAGATGCCGAAGACTCCATTGAAGACTGCTGCCAGGCAAGGTGATAAAATTTACAGGAAGTTGAAAATGTTCCCCAAGCAGAGCACCAAATGTCTGTTTTTGAGACGGCAAGCCAACACCGTGACTATGACTACATCCAAAAATCCAAATTTTTTTCTTGTTCTGGTTTGCCAGCAAATTGTTATGATCAGTAAAAACTTTCAATGGTTCTATTTTGTGATAGAGTACTGGCATTCTATGCCCAAGATAGTTTAGCAAAATCTTGGTTTCCATCCATATTGGTGATGTTTTGTCAAAACCTATGTCTATCAGTTCAAGTTGGTCAAACATCTTTATTACTGAAATGATGTCTGTAACAGACATGTCTCCCAAAGATGTATGATATTCATTGAAATCAAGGCATTGATCAAGAGATGTCAACAGGGTTGAATGTGGTATCAACTCTGATGCATCTACTTTGGGATACAATATGTATAACTTTTTAGGCATTTAATACTATCGGTCTTCTAGTCTGGACACAACTGGACCAGACATGATGATCTTTAAAATCAGTGCAATGTTCGTTCTGTATACAGAAAAAGCCTCAAAGATTTTTTGCCGAACTCAATTATTTATTAATTATTTATTGAGCATAAATTTTTGCAGAATCAAATTTGCGGTCTCGGTTTCAACGACTCGATCGAATTCTTCTGCTTCTGCTACACGAAGTCGGCCTATTTCCCAATTCACGAGCCTAAATAGATAGTTTAAGTCTTCGCTGTTACATGAGTCGTAAAATGCAGCCAGTTCGTTTTTGTCAGCATTCAAAATAAAATTAAGATTGTCTCGATCCCAATCGTTCATGATTTTATTCCTTAATTAAGAACCAGTTTGCAGAATAAGGGTACGCGAATCATCTTTGTCGGGACTAAACCGTTCGATGAACACATGGTGTTTGTCGCCGCTGTCTCGAATACAGGCATTGGCCGCAATGTACAAAGCGGACCAAGTCATGCCGTTAATACTGCAACTCACAGGTTTGGAACCCCAGTGGTCTTTGTAAACTACGCGGTCTGCACCTTCAAAAGGATGACGATCTACTAGATTGTCTACTTCATAGATACTCCATACAGAATTATCCAAACCAAGTTGACTGCGAACATCGTCGTAGTGATTGCTTTTTGTTTCAAATGCCTTGTCTTCTTGCTTATATGCATTTGTAAGACCTTTTCGAATACTATCGCGAGAATTGACCAGAGTCATGTATAGTTCGGGTCGGAGTACTTTTTCCAGTTGATGCACCAGGCTATCCAAATCACAAACCGCATTGTGGATCGTGCTAAATTCTTCCGCGGTGAGGGTGGGATTGCATTTCATAAAAACTCCTTAGTGAAGATCAACTTGAACTTGACGGAAACCAACAGCATTAGTGACAATGCCAGTGGGCTTGGTTTCGCCTCGAACTTCGGCCTGATAACGATCGACGGCCAACTTTAACAAAGCCTCCCAAACACTGATCCTGGCATTGCGAGTAGCAAATTGTTCGCTCATTTGCTGGATGGTGATGACCATGCCAACTTCTTCGCCGCTGTCAGCCATGAGAATAAAACGAAATTTTTGACTGTTTTTGAAACCATCAATAATAGTCTTTGTACGCATTACATGCTCCAATAAGTTTCAGACGCAGGATTGCAACACCAAGGAGTGTCGCGATCAATTTGCACATCCTTGCCGGACATCAGATTCTTGACTGTGACCTTGCTGGGATGACACTCGAAGCGCCAGCCTTTAGTAGCAGGATAAAGGTCGTAGAGCTCGTTGCATTCGCGACGCATACCTGCCTCGTCACGGTTAGCCCAAACAGTGGTACTAAACAAACGCTCACCAGATTTGCAACGACGATCACGTTTGTAAATGTACATGGTGTAATCTTGCTTCATTATCTACTCCGTTTTGTTTACTATACCAATATTATAGCAAAATTGGGATTTTTGAGCAACCGAAATTTGTGTTGTATTTTTACAACATTAGTAATCTGCAATGACGTTGTCTGCCACGGAGTCATACGTCAGAAATACTTTAGTATTACATTCTTCACTGTTCTCGATATAGGTAACACTATAGCAGAATTGGCCGGCGTTGGTGATGCCCAAGAACTTGGCAGTATTGAACTTGTCTTTCTTATAGCCTGCCTGCTGGATCAGTTGCGTAAGCATGAACACAGGGAAATTAGTCAGGAGTTTAAGTTTGTCTGCTGTAATCATTCTTGCTCCGTTTTGTTACTGTGCCATTATTATAGCAAAATTGGGAATTTCGAGCAACCAAAAAGAAACCCGCCAAAGCGGCGGGTTTCGTGGATTAAAAGTAGTACTTAAGTATTACTTTTTGGCAGCAGAAAATGCTTTGCCAAAACCCTCGCCAAACTTACTGTAATCAAATTTCATAGCTTCTTGCGATGCTTTCATGAATTCGCTGGTAAGAACAGAAGCAGTGTCTGTGCCAACCTTAACGGCTTTTTTAGTATAGTCTGCCTGAGCGTCGATGAATGTAACCATTGCATTTTTAACAGCTTCATTCTGAACAAAAGTATTCACGAATTGTTTTTTACCGGTTTGAACGGCGTCGATTAGTGTGTCATATGTAAACATAATTTTCTCCTTAAGACGAAATTTATTTGTTTGGCCCGCCCCATGCAGCACCTTACAAATTTATTTATCTATTATATGCTGCAATGCAGCAAAAGTCAATTAATTTTTTAGTGAATAGTCACTAAAGTAAATATAATACATTCAAACAACTTGCAAGGAGATAAGAATGGAAATTATTGTAGTATTAGTGGCATTAGCTGTTGTGGGATATTGGGCCTGGAACGCAAACAATGCCAAAAAAGATCAATCATCTGACAAACATCCATTGGATATCATCAATGATAATGCTGTTGAAAAACAAGCACCGTACAAGGTACCTGAACCAGCCGCTACTACGCCAATCCCGTTGGTAGTAGAACCAGTTCAACCTGTAGTGGAAGCCAAAACGGAAGTAGTCGCTGAGGTAGTTAAACCTGCTAAAAAGGCGCCTGCTAAAAAACCTGCTGCCAAAAAAGCTGCGCCAGCTAAGAAAACAACTGTAAAGAAAAAAGCAGTTTAAATTAGACTTTTACGTTGAGCATATTTGGCCAGTTCGAAGCTGGCCAAATTTTTGGCTTTACTTTCGCACATAATATCTGCCCATTCGTTGTGTGTCACTGCCCACTGATTAACTGCGTCATTCCAGTAGAAGTCGCTGTGTGCCCGTAGTTTACCTTTTTTGTAGCCCTGTTCCATTAACGGACTAAGAGCGGGGCGGTCGTGTCCGGAATGGCCGACAAGTACATCTTCACGACTAACGGAGTAGTGTATAACAGGACGCACACCACGCCAGCTATCAATAATCCTTTTAATACGGTCATCATTGTTCTCAATATATTCTCCTGTTTTAATCCAATGGTGATGAATGTCTAGCACCAAAGCGAGATCCTCGGCAAGTTCGAGGCTGTCTTCGATTCCCCAGCTAATTTCGTCGTTCTCGATGGTAATGCAGTTTCTTGCTTCGGGGGTAAGTCTCTTGAGGGCACTTTTAATACCGGCTGGACCGGCTCTACCGGCAATATGGACGTTGATCTTAAAGTCCTGATATCTTTGACCATACCCCATCCATCTCGCCATATCCGCATGATATTCAAACTCCTCTATACTGCGATCTACAACATCTGCTCTATCACTAGCCAGAACCACAAACTGACCAGGATGCATACTGAGCCTAACATCCATCTTCCTAGCAATATCACCAATGGTTCCGAAATGTCTTTCTGCGTAAGATTGGACATCGGGTAGCCTATAAAACCAAGACCAGCTTGGCTCAGTGTAAGCAGGAAGTATATCACTGCTGAGTCGTACCATTCTAAGATGCGGTTCAAGTATACTGACCTTTTCTACTAATAGTTTAGTTGCTTCAATGTTTTGGCGCATCAGTGCCCAAAGTTTTTCTTCGGCAACATGTTTACTTTGTCTATTTAACCAGGTAATAGTAGTAGTGCCGGTATTGTACTTTTTACAGTCATCCTTGGGTTTAATTCCGTCAATTTGACTGGAATTGTCAATCCATTTGCAGGCAAAGCCAATACGTCGAGAAATAGTTGTAGTCATGCTATAATTATAGCAGCATTTAATAATTCAGTCAAGCTATCCAGCCTTGCCCTGTAATCTGATGATACCATGGATAAAATGGTGCAGATATTTCGAAATACCATAATCCCAGACTATCAACATAGCATTTCTTATTATTGGATAGATGTTGATATTTTGGTAATATTTCTAGTTCGTTGATACTAAAGGATTCGATTTCGATACCACTTGTACCTTCATCAAAATCTAATAGTTCAATTTTAAGAAGTATGTTATCAAACAGATTTAACCTAATAGATTCATCAGGTTCAATTTGATAATCGTTTATGCTTACGTTAAACACACACCTACCGTGAACACGATAGCCTAACTTTATATCTAATACGTGAGCAGTTTCAATAGCCGTAATGTCGGAGAAATTTTTCATATCGTGGTGCATAATCTAAAATACTATTTTCTCTCAGCGATTCGAACCCTTTAATAAAGTTAACTAGTTTATATCTTAATTCTTCTTCATCTGCCAAAGAGGAATATGTTTCTAAAAAATTCAAATATTCATAGGCGATGTCAGATATTACTTTTTTAATTGATTCAGTGACCCGTACATTTACTACGTTATACTTTTTTAATTGGAATTCTTCTATTACTTTTTTTAACTTAGCAATGATTTCCTGTCTTATATCATCTGGCAATAATTCCATTCTGAGCTGTGCTGGTTTTTGTAATATATTACAACTCTCTGCTATAACTTGATTTTCGAGCATGTATCTAATCAATAAATCTATATCGTATATTGTAAAGATATTAGGAGTTATTCGTAAACTGATAAAAAGATTAGTTGTTTTTCTTAATTCTAAAAACTTATCTATATTAGGAATAATATCAGTTAACTTACCAGGATATCTGACATAATCATTGATAGGAGTAACTGCTTCTATGCTAATACCTAAATGAAACCCGCCGAATTCATTTATTAATCTCACTACTCTATCATCATATATTGTGCCATTGGTTGTTGTACCAATGGTGATATTTTTACTAATACCAGCATCTATTAGTTTTTCACAAATTGTATAAAATGCAGGATCATATAATGTTTCGCCTCCCAGAAAATGAATGTATTTTAAATTCTTTATTTCAATAAGTTCATTAACAAACTGGTCGAGACGAGTTGGGTCTTGGGTCCAATATTTATAAGGAGTCGGTACAGGAAATAACGGATGTGTTTTACTAAGTTTATTATAGTCCAATGTCAATCTGCTACTTGAAAATGGGTCGCACATAATACATGCACTATTACAAACGTTACCTAAATCTATTTGTAAATCAACTGGTTCGTAATTTGCTTGCCCATTATTATTTTGACTGTATTCAAATAATTTATAATGCGGACTACTTCTTGTTGTTAATGCAAAGTTGTTTTTATTAATTCCACTTTTATTTAATTGGCGAATTCTGCCATTTAATTTTCCAAATGTTTCCTCATAATAACAAGTTTCACAAATATTGGGTTTCTCTCCATTTAATAGCTGCGTTCTCATATGAGACATTTGCTCGCTATTGTAAAATTGCATAATACTTGTAGTAAAATTATGATTGGACTTTTTATCCCCCCATCTGCATTCTCCAAAGGAACCATCGTATTTTAATCGTAGGTGGAACCAGGGACTAGGGCAAAAGGATTTTTCAAACATTGTCTTATTTTTCGAAATTAATGCTTACAACGTGTTCGTAATTTTTTTTGATCAAACTTTTGTACATTAAGTTTTTATGTACTAAAAAACTTTCAGCACCAGAATCTGATGAAAATTTAGCTAACTGCTTAAAGTATAGTGTTCGTCTATTAAAAATATCGCAGCATAATGTTTCTTTACCACTCAATTGATATAACGCTGTGGTAAATGCATTCTTATCGCGTATATCCCAATCGTGAATTTCAGTGTATGCTGTCAGCTTATTATCGGCCTTGATAATTGCAGGCTGACTGTATTCTCTGTCTTTGAATTCTTGATTTTTATAATCTTTAATAGTTGTAATAATCAAACTATTGGCTAATTTGCAAAGAGAATCAATTTTATTTTTTTGATGATCTTCATTGTCTGCAAAGGTTAGATATTCATCAAAAGCTACAATTATATCAAATTTTCTCAGCTGGTCAAATCTATTTACAGGAACCCCTTGACTACGTAACCAATTAAATACTTCGTCGCTGATTTCCGCAACATATATTTCTTTGACGTTAGTAGACAAAATAGCAGGATTAAATCCAACGAATAAAATACTTTCGCAGCCAACATTGTAAAACTCGAATACTTTGTCGATGATTTCACGTTTACGATCTATTATTTCTTTTCTCTTAGTGTGTAAACAAAAAGCATTAAAAATAGTATCGCTGTAATTTATAAATTGACTCATATTATTGTTATTGTCTCAATAATTTATTTAGTGCTGACGATTCAAATCTAAAGTCACGCAATGAAAACCTCCGCCAAGAGTCCTGCTGTGTCTGAGTTCTAATGGTATAACAGTCATATTCCGTTGTTCTAATTTGTGTATCAATTGAATTTGATTTTTATCAACAATAACAGTAGTTGGATCCACACTGAAGACATTCAATGCTATCCATTTACTGGCATACGGATATTTGTAAAAGCTTTGCGGAACCACATCATCTACGTAGATCTTGTCCCATGTTTTAAATAATGCAGGGCAGTTATCATCATTTACTCTACTGCCATTTAATAATACAAGCCCATCGCGCAACACGCTTATTGTACTATCTATATGTGCGTAACTGTACAGGTTATCGACAATATGCACTCGATATTGTTTACCTAAAATATTCTGTAACCATTTTGCTCCTAGTCGATTGCCGCTGTTGCTAACAAGATAAAGAATATCATCGTTGTGTCTTAAAATATTTGCAGCATCAAACATCGGTTCACGTTCACTTAGCACAATATTATCATTTTCAACGTAGTTGTCCTGAGTCAGTAATCTAGGCCGAGGTGCGCTGATCCACCTAGCATCGTCTTGAATGGCTTTAGTTTTAATTTTAAAGTAAGCAGCTGATTCAAACTGCCTACTTCTGTAAACCATTGGACATTCAATCACTAAATCGTCGACAACTAATAATACATCCCTGGGGCAATAGTTATACATACCATCGGTTTCCCATTCGTGTGTTTTTACGGTGTGTGCATGATCTATGTCAGTGGGTCTATATACCTCTACATTCAAAGATGTTAAAGTATCGGCTAAAATTTGTAGATCTTCGTTGGCTTCGTCGATTATATGCTGAGAAAATTTGCCTCTTGGCAAAGGCGTTTCTTTCCAATTAGTTACTTCTTTATTGTAATTAAAAATTTCATCTAATTCGGGAAAGCGAGCAGCAGTGGCATCGCCGACTACACAAGATATTAGTTTATCGTATTCGTTTTTACTGTTTATTTTCATTGATGACCTGTTATTTGAAGGGTATATCTTGGTAGTGATCCTAAATTAGCAGCCATGTGCAGTGCGTCATAACGCCACACTACGTAATCACCAGATCGCCAACCTACAAATGGTTCGTTATTATATTCAGCATAATGCCCAGATTGCCAATCTTCTAGAAAAACAATAGCTCGATATATACTATATTCTTGACCTTGCAAATTAAATAATTCGATGTACTTTTTATAAAGATCGCGGTGATTGGGCAATACAGTGCCAGTGTCCATTCGATAGTAACTAGTGCCTATGTCTTTCCAACCTTTAGCTTCAAAAATGTCGATAAATTGTTGATTCCAGCTTGGTTGGGGATTACGCATGTCGCACATCCAACCTGTAAAAGGCCCCGAATATCCCCGGGTAACCCAATGAGCTACACTGTCGGGATCATTGAAAGGTTCTTGGATATAGTTTAAATTTTTATATTCTTCATTCCAAAAATAATTAATATGTAAATGTTGGATCATAATCTTTTATTATTTTATAAAATTCTGGATAAGTTATGGAAAAATTTTCTTTTCGATACTCATCTTTTTCTTTAGTCCAAAATTTAAAGTCTTCCCATATGCTTAGATCTTCATCGCAGTCTAAATAATTTAAGAAAAAATTTATTCTCGTTTTGGAATGATATCGATTAAGTTTTTCTTTTATAGCAGTTTTTATAGCCATTGGTAAGCACTTTATACTATAATAATTAGGAATATCGATAGTATTCAAAAATACTTTTATGTTTAACTCATCCAGTTTGTCCAATATTTCGGGAACGTAGTATATATTCAAAATCCCCACAGTACAAATAGCAGTTACTTGAACAGGTATTTCCCACGGATAGTTGCGAACAAAATTCAAATTCTTAACCCAATCATCCCATTTTCCTGGGTGCCTGGAATAAGTAAATCTATCGTAAATATCGTCTACACTAAAATTAAATTCCAATGATTTAAATTGACTCCAAAGTTTATAGTGTACTTCTTTAATAGGTGTAATACCGTTCGTATTATAAAATAAAGTTATATTTTTGCTTAGTCCAGAATCAACATATCTTTGTAACAAAGACAATGTTTTTGTATCTACCAATGGCTCGCCGCCATAAAATTCAATCCGACCGACGTTACCACTCAATTGAAATATTTGATCAATTTGTTCATCGCTAAATTCTGTAGGTTTTAAGTTTTCAATATAATATATTGAGGATTTTAAATTGTTCTTTTCTTGATAGTACTGACCTTCTTTTTTGTAAGTTATAGAGGATCTTACATAACAAGATCTGCAACGTAAATTACACTTATTACCGACCATTATATTGATTTGCTGTGGTCCGATTTTGTGATGATGGTCAAGGAAAGGAACCAGCTCACCTGGTTTAAATTTAGGAACTCCTGCGGTACTATTGACTAGTAACCGCTTACGTAAACTACCTTGGCCCAACTCTTCTTGGGCCCAACAACGGTTGCAAATAGAGTTTTTTTCATTATTCAAAAACGACGAGCGTAACTTTTCAAAATTTTCACTGCTCCACATTTTTAAAATATTACCGTCTGGATTTATCCATGGCCTTCCGCCAATCTCAGGACACGGGCTGAAATTCCCGAGCGGACTAAAAGTAATCTGATTAAACGGCGCAATGCAAAAATTATTGCGGACGAGTGTTGCCATAATGAACAACTTTCACATTGGTGGTAGAAGACAGTTTACGCCACGGGTCAACAATAATGCTGCCAGGTTTGATATCACAATAGGGCAGGGTATCGTTTTGATCGCCAGTATATTCATAAGTAATCTTACGATTGTGTGCCCACAAGAATACCGCTGGGGTATCCATATTTGCAACTACTTCGTCTTGATTATCTGCCAATGGATCAACATATACTACTGGAAAGCCAGCTTCTTTAATATAATGCCCTACTAACGTCGAATACGAACCAATGCAGTATTCAACGTCTGGTTTATAAGCTTTACCGTGAATAACAATAGGCAAACCTGTTGCGTTCGATTGATCAACTAAAAATAATCCTAAATTTTTTGCTTGAACTTCTCTGGCGTGCATAATAGTGTCAAACAAATCATAACCAACTTCATAATGATCGGCCAGCCAGCGTAGAGCAATGTTGTCACGAGGATGGCAAGCTCCAGCATCGCCCATGCCAGCTGTCATGTATTTGGGCCCTTGAAGTCGCATAGTACTTCTTGCAAGAGCGTTAGTGACAACGTCAACGTTAATATTACCAATCTTCATAGCAAAGTCTTGAATCATATTAACAATGCCAACTTTGGCACTGATGTAAGTATTGTAGAAAATCTTAATAGCTTCACATTCATCCCATGTTCCGACTTCATAACGGGGATCGTTGTGCATTATAGTTTTATATAAATCAATTAGTTCTCCGGCAATGCCAGTCAAACTACCATCTTCGGTTCCAATAATAACCATTTCAGGATTGGCCATATCCCATTTAACACTGCCCATGGCAATCAAGTAAGGGTTATACAAGAACTGATGTTTTTTATCCAATAGCGTAATAAATTTTCTACGAGTAGTACCAGGCAGCACAGTGCTAATTAGTACCACTTTTTTACTGGTTGTAGCATATTGATTAACTTTATTAATTGCGTCAATTACTGCATCATGTCCAAAGTCTTTTGGCTCCATGTGACTAGATGGAACAGAACCATCATATCCTTCAGCATGTGGAGTAGGAACAGCAATGAAAATCCATTCGGCATTTTCACATAGTTCTTCAATACCACAAACTCGTACAGAGTCGCTTGTACGTGGGTAAATATCATAGCCCCAGACGTCATGTTTTTCGGCCATAACTTCAGCGCAATCTAAACCCAGCTTTCCAATACCTACAAAGCCAATTTTCTTTTTTTCGAAAGTCATTATGTTTTCCTTAGAGAATTTATATCTTATATTATACACAAATTTACTTAAACCTGCAAATCTAGCTGATTGCTATTTTTTTCCATTCGGCAGTACCCACGTAAATGATTTGTTGTTCGGGGTTCACGAACACATCAATTCTTTTAAAAATCATTGCTTTTTTTATGATCAAGAACCTATAAATGTTAACACTGTACAAACCTGCATTCAGAAACACGATCCGTTAAAATTATTCAACACTAAAAAAATAATTTTTGCCAATAGTGAAAAATCATCTTCTGTAGACAATATATGTCTCGAAAACGGTTTTAAAAATTGGTATTATTTCTTTCATGGTTTTGCTGCATTAGCTTGGTACAGAGATTATCAATATATCCCTAATTTTGAAAATCATTTTACAAAAGTATTTATTAGCTATAACAGACTGGTGACAAAAGATAGAAGCTATCGTTTAAATTTAGTAAGTCATTTATACGAAAGAGATCTGTTAAAACACGGTCATGTAAGTTTAATATTGCGAGACAATGGATTAGGCACATGGCAGGAGGAATTAGCGGATACAAATTCAAGATTAAGCTCTGACGCTAAAATAAGAATCGAAAAAAATATCAATGAATTAAGAAACGGATTAATAATAGATTCAGATAATCCACCAGGAAATGCCAGTGCAAATTTGGGAATAGTAGAAATCTCCATGCACAAATCTGCGCTTTGGCACATAGTCACCGAAACGGTGTTTTATGATCACAAATTGCATCTCACTGAAAAGATCTTTAAACCAATTGTGTCGAAAAGACCATTTATCTTAGTAGGTGCTCCGGGCAATCTTGCATATTTAAAAAGATACGGTTTTAAAACTTTTGATCGCTGGATAGACGAAAGTTACGACAATGAATTAGATCCAGATAAAAGAATATTGCTAATCACTGAGCAAATCGAAAAACTTTGTTCGATGTCAAACTCCCAACTCAATGATATGTATGCCGAGGTGAAGTCTACGTTGGAATACAACTTTAACCATTTTTACGGAAACTTTAAAACACTTATAATTGATGAATTAGTTGATAATTTTCGTCAAATTCTCTGCGACTCTACTGACAGCAAAGTCGATATTTCTAAAATTAATTTTGACCAAGTTAAAAACATTTTGCACAAATAAATAATCGATAAGCTTTCAATAATATAAAAGGAGCCGTCAAATGGGAGATATTTTCAAATTAATAGGAGATCTAGGATTCCCTATTGCAGTCGCACTTGCTGGCGGGTACTTCGTTTACTTAACTATCAAACTGTTATTGCAGGGTGTGTTAGGTTCCATTAGAGGTATGGCTGGTATTATTACGGCTTTAGATAATCGTGTTAAAACAATGAATCACGACGTGGTGCGTATTGACACTATTGTAAGTAACGCTCTGGGACTGAGACCTGATGTTGACCGTATTGCGCGGGCAGATGGCAAAAACGATGCCCGGAGAGATTAATGCATCAGTACTGTGTTTACACTAGCAATAAACAATACAAAGAAGTTGGGCGATGGGTAATCCATAATGAAATTAAATATGAAATTCACCTTAATCGTATAAGATTTTGGGTACCAGATGGACCTGTGCTAACAGAATTTTTATTAAAGTATTCTGACATCTGTCCACTAATAAAAGAAAGATTAGATAACGATTATGCAATATCATGAGAGGCATTGATATATTATGAAACATATCGACTATGTGTGGGACTTAGGGGAAGGTTACATTATCCCCGACGAAGAATTAAACTTAGAAAAATTGGGGTGGAAGCCAGGTCAATTTTGGCAAGTTGTTGTCAGCAATGGCAAAATGAGTTTAGTACTAGTAGATCCGCTTGTACAGTTTACATTAGAAGGCGGGCAAAAACATGAATGAAGTAGTAGACTTAATTAACAAATATGGATTCCCAATCGTCATGGCAGTCGGTATGGGGTATATTATAAAATATGTGTGGGAATGGTCAACCAAAGAAGTTAAACCAGTTATTTCAGAAGCCAACACTGTTCTTATTGCACTTATAGATCGTATACGTATGCTAGACAATGACCTTATTCGTTTAAATCAGAAAGTTAATACAGTATTGCATCTGCGCGGTAAGATGATTGAGTCAGACCGTGTTATGGAAGGTGTTAAAGTTGAGCGTGAAGCAGCAAAACAATTCGACAAAGCTGTGCGTATGGATGAAGAAAAAGCCAGTATCAACAAAATTGATCCAGAAGATAAAAAAACTGCGGCAGCAGGTGAAGGGTAATTACTTTTCGTGCGCTATAAATTCGCCGTTCCAATTTGGACCTAAATCCTGTTGCTTCATAAATTCGCAACGTTCAATCCATATCTTGTAGTACTTGTCCATCTGTCCACCAAATAGACCTTTCATCTTCTTACACATAGCAGCAGCTTCGTCAAACTTCCTAGCCTTATACAAGGCATGCATTGCTTCGTGCTGTTCTCGATCTTTACTATAATCTTCACCACGCGGTCGTATAACTGTATAGATTAAGTCTGCTACAGTCTTACCTTTTGGTTGTAGATTATCTAACAACAAGTAGAAGAAGTCGTCTTTGGTTCTATTGTATGTTTCAGCACCAATAATGGCCAACACACCATAGGCCTTACAACGTGCTTCTAGTCGAGCCGCAGTACTAACCATGTCGCCCAAAATGTCATAGCTGTGTCTATCAGTGCTGCCCATCTCACCAATAAAGCCAATGCCCGTGTTACAACCCCAACCCATTGCGGCTGGAGGCAACCCTTGTGCTTCCATCAGCTTGGTGTACTCGTCAACAGCATCTAACATTTCTAATCCTACCTTAACGATAGTGCGAGCGTGATTAGGATCTTCAATAGGAGCACCATGTATGTGCATACTTGCATCACCTACATATTTGATGACCATGCCCTTGTTATCCATGATAGGCTTGCTGATGCTGTCCATGTAACCATTCATGTATTTGCCCAGTCCAGCAACATCATCTCCGTAGTGTTCGCCGATAGGTGTAAAGCCACGTAGGTCACTGAACATAACCGATACGTCTTTACGCACACCACGTTTAATTAAGTCTGGATCTTTTTGTAGCATCTCTACTACTTCTTTGGAGCAATAGCCGGCAAATTGTTTCTTTATGGCTTGCTTTTGTAAGAATTCACTGACGAATTTGACACCATAGGCATGCAAAGCGACCAGGACTGTGCCAACTGCAAAGGCAGTACTGTCAAATAAGAATAAAAAGTTGCTGTAAGCATAGTAGCTGCCAGCAATACCGCCAGCGACCAATACAATAACCGACGCAAGTCCAACATAAGTCCACCTTGTTAAAAACAATAATAACAATCCCGCAACTGCAATAGCAATAATTTCTAAGCCATCCGCATAGTCTGGACGTTGAATAACAACACCGTTGGCTATTGTAGCAATTACACTGGCTTGTACATCATGCGGAAATACTGCACCTTTGCTAGTCGGCACAGGGTTAGCAATACCAGCGGCAGTGGGACCTACTACAACAATGGCACGATTAAAATCTTTTGGTAAGTTTGTTAAGCTAACTGATTTACTCTGTTGGCTCCAATCAATCCATATACGTCCAAGATTGTCTGTGTTAATAATTCCAACTTCTCCAGGTAAACGCATTTTTTCAACGCCACCTTCAAATAATTTAACTTGAAATGTGTCATTGCCTGTGGCAACACGCAATGTTTCCAATGCTAGTCCAGGATATAGTTTTCCATCAACAGTTACGATTAAAGGAACACGGCGATTAACTCCGTCTACTTCTGGTAGTGTGTTTACTATGCCGACTCCTGCAGCATTATTTTCTAATTTAGGAACGTTGGCAATCAGTCCTGGATAGGTAACAATTTGGTCCAACCATTCTGGTCCTAGTACTGCTGATCCAGGAACCCGAGGCTCATTTTTTGTTTTGTTACTAGGCACAGAACCTAATACTACAGGATACTTTTTAAGTATGGCACTAAGATCGCCATCTCCACCAGTACGATCAGACTCAGCCATAAGCACATTGAGAACAACAAGGCCAGCATTGCGAGCATAAAGGTCTTGAATAATTTTCGCATATTCTGTCCTCGGTAATGGCCATTGGCCGTACTTTTCTAGACTAGATTCATCTATATTGACTGTGTATATATTGTTGTCTGTAGGAGTTTTTTGTGTGATAAAAGTGTCAAAGTACCTTAATCTTACACTTTCTATAAAAGCGGGATCAACAATTCTTATACTTACAATAAGTGCCAGTGTTAATAGCGCAGTCCAAGGACTTAACAATAGTTTTTTTACAAACATAGTTTAATATTTATCGAGAAATCATGTCTTCCACAATCTGTTCCATAGAATATAAAGGTTTATACCCTAGCTTTTTTAATTTTTCTGTGTTCATAAACATACTATGAACTTGAACAATTTTATGAAATTCAGGAGGTTCAATGTTAACTAACTGACTAGAACTGTTGGTAACCGTGTGTGCGTACTCGATTATAGTTTTAAACTTGATAGGTTTTCCGTTGCCGATATTATATACAGTGTTAATGTCTCCCTGATCTATCACTAATTTAACTGCTCTTGCTACATCCGTAACGTGCATGTAATCCCTGTACATGTTACCGCCATCATATATTTTGATATCCTTGTTGGCTTTAATTTCATTGATTAAGAATTGTAGTGCATTTTTTTGTAGACTGGCTTTTGGATCACCCGGACCTACTACATTTGCTAACCGTAAAATTCTATATTTGATATTAAAAACTTTGGCATAACAGACCAATAAATCTTCTGCTGCTTTTTTTGTTATACTATAAAATCCAGTCGGTCTACAAGGGCTGTTTTCCTGAGCAGGCATTTCGGTGTCACCGTAGACAAACCAACTGCTGACAAAATTAAATGTTACATCCTGATCCTTGCACTGTTCTAATACCCGCATCAGCGTAGTTAAATTGGTATTGATATCTACGTAGGGATCTGTCAGCATATTATAGTTGCTAATAGTACTGATGAGGTATAAAATATTTTTGGATTTTACTGTATAATCATTGCGATCATTGACTATAACATCGGGATATTGTTTAACGAAATTGGAGCCAACGAATCCCAGGCCCCCAAATACTTGAAGTTTTGTGTCCATACACAATTATATATTCTTGTAGCCATGAATATCAAATTTATTGTCTGATATAACTATAAGATCCACAACTGCCCGGTAAACACTGAATAGTCAAAGAACCAGAATCTGGTGACCATGGATTTGTTTGTTGAATATTTACTGAAGCACCTGTAGCACCATTTAAATTCAAATTAAAAACTTTATTAGCTCCAGAATTTCCTGTTTGAACGGCAGTAACAGTATTGCTGTCGTTGATAGTATTGGATGTAGCAGTTGTAGTAAATGAATGATTTCCAAGCCCGCTTTGACTGATTATAAAATTATTTGCTGCTCCATTTAAGTTAATAATGCTAGCAGTGTGATTTCCTATTCCTTGCTGTAGTATGTCCACACCATTGTTGTATCCGCTTTTAATTTCTACTGCTACAGATTTAGTACTATAGTCTTTTTGATCTATCATTATAATACTGTTGTCAACGGAACTAGATTTTCCCAAAGTTACAGTAGCAGAGTGACCGGACGAATCTTGGGAAATGGTTATAGTATTGTTATTCCCAATTTGATCGATCATAATATGATTATCTGCGGCAATGGAAATATAAGGTAAAAGAAATAAAATTAAAATTTTTTTCATCTTTGTATTAAGGTAATAATTGTATTACCCCCTGCGTTGACACGATTTTTAAACTCCAATGTTCCCTGTGTTTGATAAATGGTACTATTTTGAGTAAACGGCGTGGCCACACATTGAATATTGCTGCCATCGTTTCTGCACAATTCAACTCTAGATTCGTCTTTGATTGCAATTATACCACTGCTACGTCTATAGTCTGGCAGAACAGTGTCTACTTCATCCAATAATTTTTCATTTAATATGTCACCAATCATGTCAAACAATCCGTTTAAAAAGGAAGTATCTAAAAAATCATAACTTAATCTATCTTGAAATATTCTGGCTTGTTGTAGGTCAAGTTGATTTTCTAATCCTTGTTCTTTTAAAAAATCAACATCTAAAAAATTTTTAGTTGTTAATTTATTATCAGAGTTTTCTTTTCTCAGTTCTTTGGGGGGACTTAACAGTATTATATTACTAATAGCGTCTTCACTTAAATTAAGAATGGCAGGTCTCATAGGAGGAACACTACGACTTTCAACTCTGGTTGCTTGAAATGCTTGATTCAGTATTACTTGTCCTGCATCACTTTCTACTATGATAGTCCCAACAACACAATTTCTTTCTATATCTTGTTTAGTCCTAGCGGGTTTATTATCTGGACAACTGGGTAAAAGTATAATAGTACTTTGTCCAAGTTCGTCTACTGTGGCTGTGAAATCTGTTCCCCGTACACTGATAGTAGCGGTGGGAGTGTTCAATGCTACGTTCTGGGGTGCATTTTTTGCAATCTGACCTGATGCATATCTCACGGTGCCCAGGGCAATCTTTGCTCCTAACTTACCAGACTTACTTTTTGGATCGTAGACAAAGTCATCTATTACTAGTTTGGAGTTTTCGTTAATTTGGACTTTGGTATCATCTTCAAACGTTATACCCACTTTTCCCCGAGCTGTCTTTATCGAGTCGTTCATTTCCACTCCTATACCTTTGTCCGCAATCAGGGTGCTCTTTTGTCTCTGGATGCTGGGAGGGGTATTTACTAGTTCTGTTATTTTCCCTATAGATGCTGCTATAGACATACTGGATATAATCACCAAGTGTACGAATATTATTGCTTTGCATAACATTTTAATTCTTAGTTGTTATATTAAACGCATTTCCTGAACCAACTCCTACTATGTTTACTGTAGTGTCTATAGTACCTTGTTGCAATACAGTGGTGCTGTTACTAGATCCTGTTAAGTTTATAGTAGCAGAATGACCAGACGTACTTCCACCACTCTGTGTTATTGAAGTAACATTCAATGTACCCACAGTGGTAAGGTTAACAGTGCCTTTATCACCGGTAAGATTTAACGTAGTTTCATTTCCTCCACCAGCTGTTTGATTAATCACAGATGTAGTTGAGTCAGCGTTAATAGTGGCAATTATTTTATTATTATTTCCACCTGCCTGATCTACGGTTAAACTATTATTAGAACCTAGTATGTTAACTGTGGCTATTGCTCCATCGCCGGACTGATCAATGTCTAAATTAGTACTAGAATTTACTCCAGTACCAGCATTATTTAAATTAACAGTACCAACAGCATTGCTGCCTGTGACTTTATAAACAACGTTTGTTGGACTTGACCCGTTGGCTGTAGTGGTAACTAAACCTAAATTTAATATATTACCGCTACCAACTTGTTCTACAGACACGTTAACAGCATCACCTGTTATCTTGGCTGGAGTGGTGTTTCCGGTTCCTACTCCTTGTATTCCCCTAATCCTATTACCGGCACCTTCTTGCAGCATTGTTATGACAGCGTTATCACCTGCTTGATCAATATATATGCTGTTGTCAGATCCTATAGCCAATGATGATATCATCATTAATAGTACTGCTATAATTTTATTTTTTTTCATTTTTATTAAAAGTTGATTTATTTTTTTCCTCAACTTGCTCCTGCGGTCTTACCTTTATTTTAGTTTCCTCCATTAGCTTGTCCGCTAGCGGGCTGTGCCAATGATGCGGGAGATGTTTCTCCTCTTTTATCCGGGGTCTTCTCTTGAACCAGCTCAATTTGATTTCCCTCCTTATTATTTTGTTGTGTTGTTTGTGTTTTAAAATCCCAAACTGATTTTCGTTGACCTTCTTTGATTAACTCAACCACCGCTGCTTCTATAGCAGTTTTGACGGCATAAGTTCCTGGTTCGTTTATTGTCAAACCAGCTTCGGCTTCGAATGCTTTAGTGCCGAGATCGAAAAATTTAAATGCTGTGGTACTGTCGCTGCTACTTAATATAGTTTTTTGCACTGTTACGCTGATAAGAACTTTGCCAGTGTTAACACTGACAGCTCTTAGACTTACCGTAACAATATCTTCACTGTACTGAGTTTGAGTACCTATACCCAACCATCTAGCACCAACTCCACCCGACTTAGTACTAGAATCGTAACCAATAATACCACCTTCAATGATCATACCTGCAAATTGCATGGGCATTAAAGGTCTGGCATTGTTACCTTCGTAGGCTTCCCTCATTTGTCGGATAATTAATCTTTCTTTGGTCAGATTATCTATCCCTACTCTCTCAACTACTTCGAACCATTGACCTCGCCCCACATCTTGCAGTGCCTTAATAAGAAACGATTCTGCTCCTTGGGTTACCGCAGTGCTTAAACTTGCAATATTTTGTAGAGGTCTTCTTTGTCCAGTTTTATCTTGAAAACTGTATACTGCTACACTGATCGGTTTACCCACTGACGGTGGCGGTATGCTGTCAAATTCTTTTTGAAGTACATTTTTAGTGACTTCTGGCAGTGCGTCTAAGTCTCCGGCTAATTGATGTATTGCACATCCATTTAGCAAACTTATCATTGTTAGGGCTATTAATTTTGTTTTCATAATTAAAATTGGAATTGCCCTAACGGTACAGTAATTTCGGAGTTAACTCCGGGCCCATTTACTGTTAATTTAATGGTGCCAGCCAAAGAATCTTTGACCCAACTAATAGTTGTATTAGTAGCTTTGTCAAAGGTAAAAGACCCCGAGTCTGACCCCCCACTTGCAAACATGGCTGTGGCCAAATTTTGGCTTATCTGTGCATAAATTCTAGACTCTAGATTGTTTAGAAATTTATTTAAATTAGTGTTTTTTTCATCAGCCTTGATTTTGTCCAACTCGGCTTGTACTTTATCTGCTACTGATTTACGTCTAGTAGATTCTTGATTTTCGATGGTCAATAAATGACTACTAAACCCTATCCCGCTAAAACTAGGATTTTTAAATGAAAAATCTGATAAAGGCGCTGATAAAACAACCGCAGGCGCTGTGATAGCGCCTACTAATAGATATTTTATTATTTTTATCATTCTTCTGCTCCCTTAGTATTTAAAGAAAGCAAGAAGAAATAATCTGACTAGTTATTCTTTATAGCGATTTACTATTTCGTCGTAGAAACTGTCTAGATCTCCATTGAATCTTCCCTTGAGGAATGGAGCTGCATCAACACAATATTTAAAATTTTTCTTGTTAAGCTGATCAATAAAATCACTGTGTTGCTGTTTATAGCTTTCTAAGGCCGGAAGTTCCATTATGGGTACTTGATCCACTACACAATAAGCGGTGATATCTTGTCCGTTATGATAAAAAGTTTCTAATTCTAATACAGTATAATTTTCTTTAAGAGCCTGTGCGGCTTCTTTGCCCATAATTATGTGCATTCTTCTAATTCCTCTAATGCGTCAACGATCTGTGATACCTCTATGTTGTGCTGTCGATAACCCTCTACTACCATGTCTAAATAGCTGCGGCTAGGAATTCCATAATCATAGTAGTCTTTCATATAATATATCATTGCACGAATATTGCGGCCATTGTGCATTACTTCAACTTCTTTTTTTCCGTAAAAATGAGGATAACCTTCTAATGCATCCAGGCTGCGTTCGCAGTTTTCGGTAATATCCCATAATGCACAGACCATTTGACTTTGTGGATCGGCAACAGCATCACAAAAATGCTTGAATGCTAGCTTATGTCCGTCGAGAACCACAGAGCCTAGACTTTTTGCAGCAGGGCAACGTTGTGCCATACTGTCTTTATTGGAATTCATTCCATATGCAAGATAAAACATATTATTTTCTTTAAGATATCAAAGATCAGTTAAATTGTGGCGACTGACAGCATCTTGTATGGCCTGTGCCTGACTGACTGCATCAGCTAATGCATTGTGCAACATCGACCCGCCTTTTCGTGTGTCGCCCAATGCTTTAAGTAAAGTCCGACTGTCGCGAATTGTATAGTATTGCCAAGGACAGGGTTTGCCTAGTTGCCTGTACAGATTCTCAAGGATAACAATATCAAATACAGGTCCTTGAGCCCAAATACGAGTTGCACCTACTACAAATTTATTCAGCGAACGAGTAAATTCTTCCAGTGATATACGGTCATGTTCGCCCAGTGCTTCTTCGCGCACCTCGTCGCTTTGTGTGCCCCACCAAGCCACAGTGCCTTCGTCAACATTGCGGCCAAGTGTAATTTGTTCGTCTACGTTAATTCGAAAGTAGAGACCGTCGTCTAACTCTTGATCTGGATCAAAAGGGTTAAATTTAATTGCGCCAAAAGTAAGAATCACGCTGTCTGGACTGGTAGCCAGCGTTTCAAGGTCCAACATGATATCCATATTAAGCCTCGGGTTCTAATTTAACCACCAGCGGAAATCCGTTGTTTCGTGCCAGCATAGTTACTTCTACGCCCTTTTGTTCAGCCATTTCATATGGCATAGTAGCAACTACCGCAGATCCTTCTTTATGGACTTTCAAAGTCATTTCCTCAGCTTCGATTTGAGTATAATTGAAAATAATAACTAATGTTTCTACCACAAATTCTTGAGTAGTAACTTCGTCATTGATGTAAATCACATTGTATCTAACTGGTTCGGGAATGTCAGACTTAGGCTTGATTTTTGGTACAATTTTTGGTTCTGCAGTAGTTGTCATATTTTAAAAGGGATTTTTTAGGTCCCTTATTATATTACTTCGTAAAAGAAATTGCAATCTTTTTGGGCTTTTGTTCTTCAGGAACAATGAGCTCAAGTGCTACACTAAGAACACCGTTCTTAACTGTGGCACCACGGACTTCGATGTTTTCAGCCAATGGAAAATTGCGAGTAAAATTACGAGCACTGATACCTTTGTGTAGGTATTTGGGTGCTTCGCCTTCTGCTTTTGGGCGTTCGCCTTTGACTGTCAGGACGTTGTCTTTTAATTCTACGTCGAGATCTTCTTCGGCAAACCCCGCCACTGCAACTTCAACTACAAAATGTGTGTCATCCAATTGAACCACATTATGTGGAGGATAGTTGTCGCCCCCGCGGCTATTAGCAAATGTACGATTGAGTTCTTCAAACATACGGTCAAAGCCGATAGCATGGCGTGCAAGTGAAGGAAGGTCGATGGTGTGAATAGAAAATTGTGTCATTTTTAATCTCCTTTATTAAGCAAAATTATGACATTTGAAATGTAGACCCCACCCGGGCATCTACATAGTATTTATTATATAGAAATCGAACTGTTTAGTCAATTGATTTGGGAGGATTCATTGGTTCTATTAGACTCCAACGAGTGGCTGTATGGCTAGTGGGCACAAAGGTTAAAGCAAAAAACGAATAAGTTTCGATGTCATCGAACATTACTCGTTTAGTTAGTTTATGAACTTTGGTTTTATAAGGGATATCATACTGGTCGCTCCATGCATGTAAATCCCTGTTTATTAAATGAAGAGCCAGTTCTGCTCTAATAGAGCTTCTGTCATCGTTGGCTGTTAATCTAAATTCAACGTACATCAGTACAGTTTTTTAGGCAGTGTCTGAGATTCTAACTTTTTTTGCCAACGATTTTTTGCTGCACTATTTTTCTTTTTTCTAGTTGTAGTTGGTTTCTCATAAAACTCTTTTTCTTTAAGAGTTTGCAAAATTCCTGTGTCTGAAACTTTTTTCTTGAATTTTCGAAGTGCTTTTTCTACATTATCGTCTTTAACATAGACTGTCAATCCCCGAGATCGCTTAGGTCTGTCAAAACTCATTGTCGACTTCCTTGAGCCACTCCAACGTATCACGATTAGTGTAATGCCTAAAATCGTAGACATGTTTGGGATTCGTCATTGCTCGGATTCCCTCGAACCATTGAATATCATCCATGTTGTCGTGATAAAGATAAATGTCGTAGGTTTTGTCTCCGAGATTATCTAACAAATACTGAATTTGATCACCAGTCCAATTGCAGTTCCTTATAAGAACTTTGGGAATAGATTTGTCGTATTCAACATCCGGCGGGGTAATAAAGCGTGGCATATTATTTCTTTGCTGTAATTAAAAGGTGCCAACCAAGAGCACGTTCCATGATCTTAAACAACTCTGGCGGCATAGCTTCAAACCAAGGTTGTTTAACATACTCATATTTAATATAATGTTCTATATTCCAAGGAAAAATAAAATCCTGTTCAACATGAACATTGTCGAATTCTCTAAACAACTCCCTTGCTTCTTGTTTGGTATATGTCATTGCCTGTGGACAATTATCTTGTGCTTCAGGTTGATCCCACCCTGCCTCAATCATGATATTTTTCCAGCTATTTTTAGCATATAACATGCATTTAATTTCACCACCGGGCGCTAACAAGTTGGGTAAACATGCCACTACTCGATCGGGTCGTGGTGCATGATGTATGACACCAAAGCTATAAATTAAATCAAACTTTTCATGAGGATCGAACGCATTATTCAATTCCTCTGCATTGCATTCAAAAAATTCTCCCCCGAGACCGAATACTTCGAAGCGTTGTTTAGCTAATTTAATACTTTCTATGCTTAGATCCACACCAGTATATTTTGCTCCTGCTCGAGCAAAGTTTGTAGCATCAGTACCTATTCCACAGCCAATTTCAAGCACACGTTTTCCTTTCCATCGGTCAAATTCTGGAAAAGTGTAGTTGTGCGGCTCGTTGGCATATCTGCGAGCTTCGACTTCGTCGAAGTATTCCTTTGTTCCGATCGGACTTTGACTATGTCGTATATTACAAGGTCTATTATTCCAATAAGTTCTAATTTGTTCAAGTAGCTGGTGGTTGTTCATCTTTAATCTTATATGCTAGTTTAGTGACCCAGTCAGTGAGATCTTTTTGTCTTTGGGGATGACTGTAATCTTCTGGATTTGTTGGATCTTTGCCGTCTGCGGCATAACTTTGTTCTTTAAAAGTTTCATCGTTGTTGCCACCAGTGACATCTGCTCGGTCATGATATACCTGCACAGGGATATTTAATAATCTGCCAACAGGAGCAGTGACATTGTATATCCACCAATCGCTGTGATTCACTGGACTAATGCATCCAAAGAATTCAATCCACGATCTTGGTATAATAGGAAATAATGCAAATGGATGATTCATAGTAACACAGGGCATTCTTAATAATCCAAAGAACCCGTTGTGTTTATATATTTCTTCGTCCCAATTATCAGTGAGCATCAGGGCATCGTCGTTCCAAAACATAATCCAATCGCCCGATGCCTGAGTACCTAACATATTTACATACTTGTATAATCTTAGATAACCGTGACGTTCGCTTTCAAACACTTTTGTAGTTGTACCACATTGTTCGACAAAGGGATGCCATGTTGTACTAAAGAATTCCCTGCTTTCGTCATCGTCGTCGTCATAGGCAATCAGTATTTCAATTTGACTGGGATCTTTTGCAGTACTTAAAAGACTGCCCACACTTTTGATAACAGCCTCTGTTCTTTTTCTTGTCGGTAATAATATAGATATTTTAGGTTTTTGCATTATTTTTTTGAAGTTGCTGTGCCACTAAATCTTGTTCAGTATCACTTAATTGATCTATTTCATATTCGCCTGATTTAATTTTTTCAATCAGGTATTGTATATATTGTTCGTCGTAAGTATAGCTATCTGTTTTGTCTTTGTCAACTTCAATCCATTTGAAACCGTTATGCTTGAACAATTTATTTGGAAGATAATCGACTCTGAGGAACATGTCACCTTTAGCAGAGCTGTCAGGAAACTTAATACCAAACCCACTTTTTGTACTAGTTGCTTCTGCATTGTCTGGTTGCAGTTTTCTTAAATTTAAAGTTTCTGGCACGGGTGGAGATTCTACTTTAACCCGGGGTGCTGTTTCAGGAACCTTGGCAAATTTGCTTGGCAGAACCTTTTCTTCAGGCTGTGTCTCTTGACCGGGTTGGTCCGCGGTTGCCTCAACTGTTGCAACTGGTTCCACTTCTGGTTCTACAACCGGCTCTGGTTTATAAACCATGGGCTTTAAGTTTTTAAAATGAACAAACGGTTTATTAAGGTACGTGTGTTTGCTGATGTCAAAGTCATTTTCAGGTGGTGCCGACTGTGCTGTTATATTAGAGTCTGCACTGGGTAATTTTTCTTCCTGCAATGATTCTTCTTTTATATCTTTATCTGTGCTTTCGCTGCGATTATTAGTTAAGTCATTGATATCGGGATCGTTTTCAATTTCGCGACGCGAATCTTCTTCCAACAGTTCTTGATCTTCTCGATCATCTTTGGCCCAACGTAGACTCTGTTGTGCTGCTAAAATTAGAACAAGAGCCAGTGGATCAAACACTGCCACAATCAAAATAATAACCCATCGTACTGCGGCTTCGAGTAAATTTGCTTCTGGGTTGTCTCCGTAAATTAATGCTGCCACATATTTTATCGGTCCGACTTCTGCTTCCACTTTACGAACTTCTGCTCGTATGGGTGCGGCTTCATCGTTAAGAGCAGCAATAAGTTTTTGGTTGGATTCGATGCTCTTGGCTAACGCACTTCTATCTCGGGCTTGGGCTCTGCGAATAGCATTGGACTTTGATGCACCTTCTTCTGTGGTGCTTCTTGCCATGACTTGATCAACAGCCTCATCCATTTGGCGGAGTTGCCTGCGGTCAGCTTCAATATTCTCTCGTGCTGTTTTAATTTTTTCATCATAGATTGCAATCTTGCTTTGCACATCCCCCGATACCAAACTTTGATCAGTGTGTGCTTTTGACAAGAAACCGAAACATCCAATTGCAGTCAAAAACATTAATAAAAACACTGCCAGAGTCAGATATATCTTATAAGTCCAATTTGCCTTATCCCAGTTAAGTTTTAGCCAAACCGCGGCGGTAATTTTTCCTATACCGAGAGCCACTCCCATTACGGCCACCGATACTGGGGATGCAGCAAAAATAGCCATAAGTCCCACAATGCTATAATATTCTGCTATCGCAGATATTAATAATGCCACGGTTAATGTAAAATATCCAAAAATCATATTTTCTTTTTCTTGCAATTATCAAAGTGCCATCTATTCATATTAGCCCTGCCTTCTAATCCACAATGCGGGCACATAACAATCGGTAAGGTGTGCTTTCCTTTTAATGCTTTACTTATAGCATTTCGTCTATTATCTGAACAAGGCCCGGTCAATTTTCCTTTCCTGACGTCGGACATTGCTTTTCGATGTGCATCTGATTTTTTCTTTCCGGTTAATGCTTTAGAAACTTTATTACCATGGTCCGCAGGTTTTGGTTTTCTTAACTTATTAATATAATCTATATCTTTAACCTTCTCCCTATTTGCCCGTCTATAATTCTCCCTGGCGCTTTCACTTCTGATTTTACCAGTGTTTCCTTTGCGTATTTTGTCTATCCATTCTGTAGGTAAAGTTATGCCTGCTGTTGAAAATTTTCCATCACCATTATGCAAATTATAACTTCTAGGATCAGTTTTTGCATTTAACAACTCAAGTAATTCATTCTCTAATAGAATTATATTAGTTGACGATCCAATGGCAATGATTTTTCTTTCCCATTCGTCTGGTGAGTTTTTTATTAATGGTTTTACTATTTTACTAGAGCAAATATATCCATCATTAGGATGACAATTTTCTTTTGTCCTTGAACCTATATACCATTTTAATGTGGGTTTATGTATCCAAATATAAACGTATGCGGTAGTCATACATTTATTTATACGAGTTTAATAAAAATCCAAATTATTATCTAATCTTAATTTCGTTATCTTTTTGTCTATCACTGTATAACTTTCGGCCACGATCTCTGATCAGATCCGCCATACCTTGAGGATCGTCTTCAAACATTGTTCGAAAATCTTGTACAGTGATATCGTCATCTGTGTCGATAC